CTCGCAGGGGGCTGCGGGGCCATGAAGGTTCGCAGCAACGCTTGGAACGTCGGCCCAGCGGACTGAGCGGCCTGCCCTGCCAGATTGAGTGCCTCGGCAAAGGCATTGTCGGCGGTGCCGTGTACGTCAACGCTACCGATGGCATCGCGGGTCTTTGGCAACATCCGCGAGGAGGGCGGGGTCAGCGTCGTGCTGATCTTGGCGATCTGCCCCTCTGTCCACTTGGTGCCGTCTTGGTTGAGCTGGGCCATCTCGTCTTCGGTGGGCTGTCTGCCAAACTGCTTAGTCAGGGCCGCAGCTCCTTCGCTCAAGTACCCGTTGAGCAAGTGGGGAGCTACGTAGGTTTGGAGGGCCTGAGTGCGGTCGGCGTCGGGCAGATCACCAAACGCTGTCCTGAGTTCACCATACACAGGCGAGTCTGGCGTTAGCCCCTTGCGAGTGGCGAACGTAGCTCGGGCGTAGCTGGGGCCAACGAACTGCCGAAGGTTCTCGGCGTAGACAAGCTGCTGCTCCTGCGCCGTCGGGGGTGTTTCGCGGCCCCGAAACTCAGCTTTGGTGGCGATACTTGCTGCCAAGAGCGGGGTTGTCTTGCCGTCTGCGATAGCCTTCTGTAGCTCGGCCATGCTGCGAGTTGCACCGGCCAGACCCGTCCGCTCATCTTGGACTTTCCGCTCGGCCTCCATGGACGAATCAATCTGCCCCTTCTGGATAGCCATGAAGCGAAGCTGGTGCGCCCTGTCGCCCAAAGACTTGGCTTCAAGCTGGAGCCGCAGGCGTTCGTTCGGGTCGGCAACGGTTCGGGACTGCCCAGCCATTACGGCGGCCTGCCGGTCGTAGTGATCGGCTTGTGCCATGGGGTCGAGCGGGTTGGTCGGCCTCTGCTTTTCAACAGCCGCCATGTCCTGCTCCATGATGCTTGGAGCCTTGCCAGCGGGCTTCGCTGTCGGCGTAGCCGTGGGGGCAATGCCGTCGGGGACGAGCCGCCGGTTGTAGGTCAGGGGCTTGGACAGGCTCCCACCGACCTGGGTGCCCTGTGCCCTGTCCATCATCCCCTGCGAGTCGAGCGGGTTGATGAGGTTCCGCAGGCGCGGGAACATCCCTTGGCGGTTGGAAAGACGCTCCATCCGGCGTTCGCGGATGCGGTCGAGTAGGTTGCGGATCGGCCCCATTGCAGGCTCCTAGTGTGGCTATAGAAATATGGTCGCTGGGTGCCGACCAGCGACACTAGACCGCCGTGAGTGCAGCCCGTTTCCAAACCGCAGCCCCGGCGGCCCCTGTGGTCGTGCAGATATAGAGGTATCCGCTGTCCCAGCGAATCTCGCCAGCGTTGCCCGCCGTGGCAGCGGAAGTCGGGCTACTTGATGACCGTATGCGTATGGAATTACCACTTACATCCAACTGGCTGGTGGGGACGGTGATGCCAGTACCGATCCCGATATTGCCCACGAAGTAGGACTGCGCAGCCGAATCAGAGTAGATAGCCCAGTTATTCGCGCCTGCGGGGGGATTGACGATCCGCACGCCATAATTGTTCGAGGCATTGTTCACATTGACATAAACACCAGTATTGGCACCCGTTGTGGCCGCCCCTGCGGCTTGAGCCATAACGGCATAGTTGATTGTGCTGCCAGTGCCGTTGTTGATGCAGTTGATGCCCTGCCCGCCACCGGGGATTACTTCTAGGGCTGATCCGGGGCTTGTGGTGCCGATGCCGACTTTGCCAGCAAAGTAGTTCTTGGCAGTCGTACTGGCTTGATACACCGCGTAGTGATTCGTGATCGTTCCAAACGAATATGTGTCTGCGGCGATATACAGATCGTACATATCCGTGCAGGTGCCGTACCCGTTCATCGGTGCGAGGAACAACCCGACTGTCTGCGTGGTGGCTGGGGTCAATGCCGTGTTTACGGCGTTGTTGCCATACGTGACCTCCATGCCCCGGAGGTAAGTTACCGTTCCAGCGTCAGTCCCCGACGCTGAAGTGTTATTGCGGGTCGCGTTGATATAAAAGCCGCGCTGCGGACCGCTGTTGGTCGTCCCTACTGCGGTGTCTGGGCGCAGCACGACATAGTTCCCGAACGCCGAGTAAGTGCCGGTGGCCGTGCAAACGCAGTCTTGCACAGTCTGGATTCCTACAAAGCCGTTCGTGTTGGTGGTGCTGCCGTAGAGATTTAGCTTTATGGTTGATTGCGGAAAAGTACCGATACCAGTATTCCCTTGCAGAAAGTTTTGGGCCGTGCCCTGGCAGTAAATATTCCAGCACCCCGTGGCGGCAGCGATATTTCCAACAAAGCCAAAATTGTTTGTAGCTGCCGTCATGCTGGACTCGGCCAGAAACCCAATGTGCGAGGTGATGGTGGACCCCGCCCCCTTGCTATTAAATCCAGAATAGAAGCCGACAAGCTGCGCGAGGGTAAAAGCCGCTGCCGTCGTGGATGGGAAGGCGAGGAAACTGCGCGCCGAGCTGGTCACATCAGCGGCAACGTAGGAGTCACAGACGACAGCGTTCGAGCCGACCGCCCCGGTGATAGCCCCATAGACCCGCAGCCGAGGCCCCGTCGCGCTAGTGGCCGTGCCGATGCTTACGGTGTCTGTCCCCGTATACACCCCAAGCCCGCTCAGTGCGGCCTGCGTAGACGCCACCACTGTTGTTCTAGATGTTACGCCGCTAATCACGGCGGCTACAGTGCTGGCCCCGGTCACTGTTCCGGTGGGCAGTCCGCTAATTTTTACGTCGGGCATGATTACCTCGCGGGTGTGTCAATCAGTTGGATTGCTTCTTCTGTGTCCCTTCGCCTCTGCAAAACCACATTTGCCACTGGCTGAATTGCTCGCATGACCCGTGGCAGCAGCACTGTCCATCGCCATAGGCAGAACCCCGTGAGGCCCAGTGTCATTATGATTTCGAGCATGAGGCTTTTCATTTGGTGGGCTGCAACGATTCCCACAGGGCAATGTCGGCGGCGTAGATTTCTCTGACGCGGGCTTCCTGCTCCGGTGACAGGTCGGGCTTGGCTGACGGCTCAGTGGGGTCAAGTTGCTCAAGAGGCGTAGTGATGCCAAGCCAATCGGCACACTCCTGCAACTGATCCTCAAACCGAAACAGCTTTGAGAACTGGCCTGCGGGGAGCGGGCCATACACCGGCTGTTGCAGATGCTCTGCTATGGTTCGGTTAGGGCGGTGCGCGCACATACTGCGGAACCGCTCAACGGGATTGCGAACCACCATTCCCACAGCCGTAGCGGCGTCGGCGTCGGCGGGGAAAAACTCTTGAATGGGAATGGATGCGGCGGGGTGATACGTTGGCAATCTGGGTGCGTCGGGCCAGAACGACGCCAATGCGGCGTCACAAAGAGAGTGCGACCCGGATCGGGGAGTAAGCACAAGAGCGTTCCCGTTTGGGCAGCGTAGTAAATCGCCCATAAAATCTCCTATGTAAAATACAAGACAACGCAACCTTGCCCGCCGTTGCCGTTTCTGCGGCTACCGCCAATTCCGGGGGCCAAGTTGTAGTATTTTTCGGTGTAGTCTCCGTATCCGAAATCGGAGGGACCACCGGCAAGTTGCACAGCCGCCAGCAGGCCACTTACATCGTTTGGTGCTTTTCGCACCCTGTTTGTGCCGGGGCCATACTGGGCACTGCCGCCACCGCCAATCGAACCGCCCCAATCGTTATCACCGTATTGGGTGCCCTGCCCACCTTGGGCACCACCGTCACCACCAGAATAGAGTCCGCTACCTTGCCCGCGATATACGCCAGCGTTTCCGACGGCGACTCTATTTCTAGTGCCGATTACATAACTGGAATGCTGCGAAGCTCCAACGCGATAATAAATCTTTTGGCCGCCGAAGACAGGCCATGACATATAGGAGACGCCACCTGCAAACGGGAACCCGCCACCACCAACAGCCCAAGCCTTCACAGTGGTGGCACCGGCGGGCACTGTGTATGTCTGAAATCCGTCACTAATCTGACCGTTAAATTCCCCGCTGTAGCCGTATATTGAACTGTTTTGCGCGCCGCTAGTGAGAAGTACGGCAGTCGGCGTATAGGAGCGCGCTGGATTCGATACGGACTCCCCGAGGAATTTGATTACTACCGCGCCGGTGGAACTATTGCCATCAATGTTTATGCCGCCGCCACCGATGCCGTTTGCTTTAGGAGTACCGTACTTATAGTTAAATCCCCCCGATCCGAACGCGGCGGTAGAGCCGCAAGTTTCGGTTGTGCTGACGCCGGCCAACGCTAACGCAGAAAAAAGACCACTTACATCTCCCGCTGGGATTCGCTTGCAGCTTGTCAAGGTGCCGGTTTCACTAGAGGTGTCATGGTACTCATCCGATCCACCACCGCCCTGACCGACAGCACCGCTTGAAGTAGCCGAAGTGTCAGCGTAGCGGGACCGCCCGCCTTGGGCACCGCCATCAACGTCACCGCCAAACATACCGCCATTAGCTATAAACTGGTAAATGTAGGTGGGATTCATTTGGCTTTTGAGAAGGCTAAGACCATTTGCAAGCCCGCCAAAGCCTTTGATGTTGATGCCGTTGTATGTGACGCTAGTAGTGCCGCCATTAGTACCAACTGAGTAAGTGATCGTACTACCACCAGTGCAAGAGAAGGTACGATAACCAACGCCACCACCACCTCCGTTCCAGCTAGGCGGGCCACCCGGACCAACGGCCCAAATCTTCATGGAGTTGGCACCGGACGGGACTGTGTAGCTGGTGCCGCTGGTCAGCATCACAGCGGTGGAGGTGTAGCTGATATTCGGAGTGGCAGTGGCACTGCTGCTCCATGCGCCTTGGCCCGCAGAATTGACTGCCGCTACTCGGAAGCTGTATTCTGTTCCGTTAGTCAGCCCTGTCTTGGTATAGCTGGCCGTAGCGGAGCCGGTGTTGACGGTCGAGGCAGACCCGCCGGATGGCGTCCACTCCACTACATAGCTAGTAATTGAAGCACCGCCATTGCTGGACGGTGCAGTCCATGCCAGCGGCACAGCGGAGTCTGTATCAGACGTAGCGGCCAGTGCGGTTGGGGCACCGGGAACGGTCGCGGGCGTGACGCTGACGCTACTAGAGTACGATCCTCGGCCCACCGAATTGACAGCGGCAACCCTAATGGAATGTGCAGTGCCGTTGATGAGTCCCGACAGTGTGAACAAAGCGGCAGCGGAGCCGGTGCTAACAGTGGTAGCCGAGCCGCCAGATGGCGTGTATTCGATCACGTAGCCAGTGATAACTGCGCCACCATTACTGCTGGGTAACGTCCACGACAGGGCGGCCTGCGAATCGCCAGCGGTTCCAGACAGACTAGTCGGCGCGCCGGGGGCAGAAGCCTGCGTAGTCGCCGCAATACTACTGCCACTGCCCTGTCCAATAGCGTTAACGGCGAACACTGTGGCCGTAAAAGCTGTGCCTGCGGTCAGGCTGGTGATAGTGAGCGGTGAGGTGTCATAGGACGCAGAAGAGTAGACAGGACTGCCGGTGTCTTGGTTGACCGCTGACACCTTGTAGCCAAGTACGGCAGAGCCGCCATTGTCTGCGGGGGCCGACCACGCCAAGCGAATGGATGTGCTGTCAGGGTATGTAACCGCCAGACCTTGCACTGGCGACGGTGGGAACAGCGACGGCAGCGCAGATGGAATCTTGCGCAGCTCTTGCACCTGTGAGATGGGAATACTGCCGCCCAGTACGGCTAGGCGAGCCGGGGACAGTGTATCCGCAGCATCGGGGCTTCCGTTGCGATGACCGCCGTTGCTCTTGGGCATCAGAAACAGTCCTCGTAGCTAATGAACAGTGTAATTGCTGATGCGGCACCGGCGGTCGCGGTAATGGTGTCGCCGGGTTCGAGGTACAGCGCATCATCAAGGCTTGCAATGTTGTAGATGGAATTGCGAATGACAGACGCCTCGAAAACTATGGGGTATGTCACGCCCCCGCGCACAAGGTTCAGCGTTGCAGTCTGCGTGTTCACAGTTTTGTTGTTGACGAACATGCTGCGGACGCGAACGGAGCGGGTTTCGTTTGACCCGACGCTGACAATGTTCTGCGACGAGGTGGTGAGAGCCACCACGGCCAGCCTGCCATTGACAGTAGTGGCCGGTGTATTGAGATTCGGTACTGCCATGAGTGCTACCTGTTACTAGAAGAAACGGAAGTTGATGAAGTCGAAGTAGGTGATGGTGGCGGTCGAAATATCTGTTTGCTCGCAGATCAAATAGTCATTGTTTTCTGCAATAATCCGATCCGGCGGCGAGCCTTCTGTCCCTAAGAAGAAGGCGACGACGACGGGAACAGTGACCTTCTTTTTTCTAGGCCGCAGCCTACGCTGGTCTTGTGGCATGGGCGTAACACTACGACTTGGTGGCGATTGAGAACGTAGCGGTGTTGCCCGCAGCCGGTGTGGTAATGGCGATGTAGGGTGCGGCAAAGAGTTCTGCGGGGCAGTCGTAGCAACCGTTCGGTGCGACAGTCAGTGAGATGGCCGTATTGGTGGAGTCTCGCAGTTCGTAGAACGGGCCTGCGGCGGTAACGCCTGCGTAGAACTTCACCACCATGGCGGCGGCTGTGCTGGTAGCACTGCACATAAGCAGTGCCCCGCTGGCTGAGTTGAGACTAAACGGCGTGATCCCAGCCGTAGCGGTAGTGGCCGCTGCCGTTACGCTATTGGTCAGGAGTTCCGTAGTGCGAGCGATGTAAATGACGGCCATATTGTCCTACCTGTTTTGGCGGTATTGTCGGATGATGTCAGTTGGGCCACCAGCAGGATTGGCTGGCTTCTCGAAGAAGAATCGCCGCTCGCCGTCCTGTTCCATGCCCTCGGCCATATCCTCCTGCGGGATAGCCTGCCCCCGTGCGGGCATCTGCTCCTCCTCGTCCTCGTCTGGCGGCAGCACCGGAATGAACTCGCCACCCGGAGGCTGCTGCGTATCACCGACTGCCATGGGCGGGCCGGGGGGAGGTGAAGATGCGGGCGGGGCTGGCGCGAATCCCTTGAGAGCTTGTGCCGCTAGGTATGCTGCTAGTGTCCCGCCCACTGGCAAACTGACGGGGTACTTGTATAGGGCCTTCGCGGCACCGTAGACCGGCGCGAGGATCGGATCTCTGTAGCCGGGGAGATACTCTGCCTTGCTAGAAACTCTCTTCGGGGGTGCAGCAACTTCTTCTTCTGCATCCAGGTTCTCGTCAGTTGCAACCTTTTTGGCCTTCTTAGGTGCAGTCTTGGCGGCAGCCTTGTCGGGCTTCACAGCCTCGGGCAGCGGCCCTTCGGGCATGTTGTATTTGCCGTCCTTAGCGCGGGGCTGGCCCTTGGTGGAACGGCCCTTCTTTTTGGGCTTCGGCTCCTCTTCCGCTTCCACTTCAGCATCATCTTCTTCAATAGGGGCTGGGGTATCGTCCTTCTTGCCCTTCCGCTGGCCCTTCTTCTTCGGCACCGGCCCTAAATCCGCAGGCGTGGAAATAGGGTCAGCGTCTTGGGGGTTCTTGAGCCGACGCAGAAGAGCGTCCTTCTCCATGATGGTGTCAGCCGCAGCCAGTTGCGTGGCAATATCTTGGTCACTTGCGCCCTGCTCCTTGAGCAGCTTCGTGATGGCGGCATTGAGCCGCTGGCTAAACGGTACGTTGAGAGGGTTGCGCGGGCCGTCGATAGGTGCGGGCGCGGGGCTGGGCGTAGCCTTGGGCTTGGCCGGGGCGGGCTTCGGCTTGTTCTTAGCCGCCTCTGCCGCTGCCGCAGCCTTCTTCTTTGCTGCCAGTGCTGCCTTTTGTGCTGCTGTCAGTGCCATGTAATTATGCTCGGGAGAGGATTCTTCGGAGGAGCGGGCTTACTGCGAGACTGCCCATTCCCATACCCATATTTGCACCAACGTCGTTGGAAATGTCGATGTCCTCATCGCCCATATCGATGGGGGCGGGAGGGGCCGACTTCGAGCCGGGGGGCGGCGGCGGGGCGATTTCGCCCATGTCGGCTTCGATGTCGTCCAGTTCGAGCGGCGGCGGCGGGCCTTCGACTCTCGCGGGCTGGCCCGTAATGGGGCGAGTGCTATACCCGTCGTTCTCGCCAATAAGCCCTTGTAGGAACTGCATGCCCTGCGGCCCCGGCTGCGCTCTTTGATCCCACCACGAATAGGCAGTGGTGCCGGGGGCGGGCGGGTTCTCGTCAGCAAAGTCCATCGAACGCTGCATGAGGGGCGTGATTTTGTCTACAAAGTCCTGCCCCAGCTCGTACCCGAGGGCCTCCTCCAACTTGCCTGTTATCAATCTGGCCACCAGATCAGCGGTGCGATGGGCGTGGGAATGGGTGAGAGCATCACCCTCCTTGCCCATGAACACAGCCCGATGGCCGGGGAACAGCTTGTCGAGGTTGACAATGCCCTCGGGGGCCTCGCCGGTTTCTGCCATGCTGTATCTGCCTGCCGAATCCTTGCTCAAGGTGTCGAGCAGGCCGGTCGAGCCGGTACTTGCCCCCGACGCCTTGATGAGGCGTTCGACAATTTGCTCGGCCTGCGGCTTGTTCCTAGACGCGATTTGATAGTCGGTGGGATTGCTGCGAACGGGGATTCCCAGCGATGCAGGCTGTCTGAGTTCCTCGGGCAGGCTGTCGGCATCGTTGATCTGTGTCTCGGCCCCGGCCTGCAACACGCCACGCATCGCCTCGGCGTCCTGCTGCTTCTTGCTCACGCCCGTTACGACTTTGGGCAGGGTGGCAAACACATCGACGTTCGAGCCGTTGTTCGCGGCTCGTCTGGCCTTGGCCTCAATGGCCTGCACCTCTCGCATCTGCTCACCGGCAATCTGCGTGAGTGCCCTAGCGGGGTCAGCCTCCATCTCCTTCTTGAGCCGCATCCCTTGGGAGACTCCGCTACCAAAATACGTGCTGGAACGGCGGCTGTTGGGGACGCGGAACGGCTTGGTGGGGCCGGGAGCGGCGGTCGGCTCGGGAGCGTCCACCACCGTCAGGTCGGGGCCGCCAAACTCCTCAAGCCCGTTGTCCTTGACGATCTGCTCAATGGCCCGCTGAATCCCTCGCCCCTCGGGCGTGTTGTCAAAGTCGGGGACGTTTTGGCGAGCCTCTGACTGCGAGTTGTATAGCTCTTGTAGCTGCTGCAAGGCCCCAAGCTGCGAGGATTCAAGGTTGCTCTCGACGGGCGGCATCGCCCCTGTTTCGTCAGCCATGGAGGCAATTTGGGCGGCATCGATGGGGTCAACATCGCGGTCGCGCATGCTCGGCAGGGCGAAGCTGTTGAGGTCGGAGAGCTGCTCACGAATGAGGCTCTGGTCGGCAGACGGCAACTGCGAGAGAGCTTCCATGAACGGGGCCAGAATCGGCTCGTCAGGGCTTCTCTGCTGCTCAACGTCCAGCCGCTCGGCGTACTGGCGAACAGGGCTGAAGTCTCCGCTCTTTTTGGCATCGGCTAGAAACTTGCGGAGGTGACTGCTCACAGTTGCGCGGCCCAGCATGCCGCGACTTGGCACCTCGGCCAGCAAGCCGTTCTCGCCTTCGAGGCTCTTGTCCTTCTTCCGCGTCAGCCCGCCGTCGAGCTTCTTCGACGCAGCCTTTTTGCCCTTGGCCTTGGGTGGTTTCTTACTAGCCATTGTCGGATTTCGCACCTGGGTTTGACTTGGACTTGCCGCGAGCGGCTGCGAGGTCGTCGCTCAACTTGCGGGCCGTAGACTTAGCTAGGTCGTCCTTCTGCACAGGGATGGGTGGCGCAGAGCCAGACTCGGCCTTGAGATCGGCCAGCTTGTCCATCTCCTCACCGACTTCGCTATCGTCAGACCCATCGGCGTAATCCTCGTCCTCTTCTTCTTCCTCGTCCTCCGCAGCGGCCTTCCGCTTGTCGGACGGGAGCGTTCGCATGGCCTCGCGTTTCATGGCCTGCTTAAACATGCGGGCCAGTGCCGAGGGCTTGATGTCAGCGATGTCAAACTCAAGTTCGATTTCAGCTTCGTGTTTCATGTCTTTATGCCAATCCAAATAGGCCAAGGAGGGACTGAGAGGTTCGGGCATTGCGGGCGTAGTCAGCGGCCTTCTGGCTCGCATCCCGCTGGGCTTGTGCAAGCTGCGACTCCATCCGGCGTTTCTGGCCAGACAGGTCGAAGTCGGTGTTGATCTTGTCGCGGTCGAGTAGCAGGCTGGCCAGAGAATTACGCTCGTCGGCGGCACCCGAGGCGTACCGCAAATCCTCTGTGGCGTTGTCCTTGAGGTAGTCGAGCATCCCGGCGTTCGCAGCCGTAGCCCGCTTGGCAGACTCAATATCCCCGGTCAGTGCCGCCCGAAACTGGGCACCCTTGCCGCCCGCAGCCACGCCCTTGCCTGCCCCTTGGTTGTATTGACGGTTATCGCCGTAGTAGGCCATCTGGCCAGCGGCGTCGTTGCGCATCTTTCTAGCCACATCGCCAGTGGCTTTGATGGGCGCGTCGTAGGTGGGGGTGTAACTGCCGGTTGAAAACATATTCGCATGCCTACCGCATTAGGCCCCCCAAGATGCTGCCCGCAGCCTTGGCCCCCATCATCGCGCCACCAGCGGGGTTGAAGAGACTGAGGGCACCTACAGTGAAGTTGAAGGCGTTGTCCAAGGCTTGTGCCTTGGCGTTCTTCTTCGCTACGTCCAGTTGCGTGGCGATATCGGCCATGCCCTGCGCCTTGCGGTTCGCTATGTCAGCCTTCATGGAGGCCGTCTGCCGCTGCAAGCCGAAGCGGTCGGTGCCGATCTGCCGCTGCTGCTGGACATCCTGTGCCCGAGCCTGCTGGGCCTTCCGCTGGTTTTCGAGATTGAAAGTCTGCACATCCCCGGCGGTCGCGGCGTTTTGGGAGTCGGAGAGTGCCCGAGCAAAAGCCCCTCTGGTCTGGTCAGCAGCCCCGAATCCGCCACCTTGAGGCTGGAAAACGGGCTTAAACTGCGAATAGTGCTGCGTAGCTGATCCCGCGAGGGGGGCGGCGGTCGGGATGCTAGAGCCGAAATTGCCCGTTAACCCCGGCGTGACCGGGGCCTGCTTCATGGGTGGCAGCTTTGGCAGGATTTTGGGCTTCGGCAGCATGGGAACTCCTACCCTTTATCTGGACGGCTACTCGAATACGGCGACATGCACGTAGTCGGTGTTGTTTTCCACTAAGGTCTGGGCGGCGTTGGAGATGAACACTCGGCAGGAGGTTGTCGTGTGATTTGTTGTGTCCACCCGCCCCGCTAACACAACTGTTTCAATACTCATCGTTACCATTACGGAGTATGTGGTAGTGAGCATGGGGGTCGTGAAAAACACTTGGTACAGACCGGAGGCGATTCGCTGCACACTGGCCACATTGCCGCTATTGCGTATGAGCCGATTGGTCAGGGGCAGGGTAGAGAGGTCGTCAGTACCAGCCGTATTTCTCTTGGCAGAGAACAGTGCCCACGCCCTGCACTGGTAGACGGGCCGGTTGTAGGCCGACAAGATTGCGAGCAGGGTTTGATTGGGAACCGACAGGGTGATCTCTGTCCCGGCCTCTGTTTCCGAGACACTGCCAGCCACAATCCCTTGTGGAAAGTTAAATGACAGCGGCACACTTTCGATGCTGTTGGTGGCCGGATTGAGCCGTAAGTGCGTTCCGTCCCCCTGCTTGATTCGTAGATTAACCACAGTCTGCGAAGCGTTGTTTTCGACCCCCGGCATGGCGTCGATGTAGGCCCCGCCTTTTATCGCAGGCTGCGATAATGGTGGACTAGCTTGGACGGGCTGTGAGTCTTGGTACGGGTGCGGGGCAGTTGCGTCTGCATACTGCACCGGACTTGCCCCGAGGGTGTCTTGGTAGGGCTGGTCTGGCGAGTAGTCGAGATTTGGGAACTGATACCGGCGAGCGTCGGCGTCGATCATTCGCATCGCCAGCGCGGGCGTAGCGTCTACAGAGTCGGCACCCTTGGAAAGCTGGCCAGCGTTGGCGTTGGCGATAGCGTTGGCGACGAGCTTGGCCAGCGGTGCTGCCATGCCCCCGGAAATAAGGTTCTGGATGAGATTGCCAGACTGACTAGCCATCTTCCTGCACCCCCCGAACGTCTACGGAGTGAAGGACGACCTGTGATGGTGACTCGACTGCGGGATCAACAGAACGCGAGATATGGGCAAACTCAACAGCTATGTGCCTGTCCGAGCTGGCCATGTCCTCGTAGCTTCTCCCAGCGAACTGGGCTTTCGCCACGCCGGTTGCGAGGCCCAAGGCACTGCGAGTAGCCGAGATGTCCAAACTCGTCCTGGCCCCGTCTGGCTCCTGCACAAACCCCGTGCCCCGGTCGCGGTGGATGGTATTGCTGCGGGGGTAGGGGGCGTTGTTGAAGAACTCCCTGAGATCGACGCGGTGGCTGGTGGCGGTCGGTTCGTAGGTAAGGATCACAGAGCGGTCGGTCATGCGGTCGCCGCCGCGAGTGTTGCCGTCCGTCACGAACTCCATCGCCCCGCTTTTAAAAGACCAGCCCACCGTCTGATACCGGCGTTGATCGGGGGCGAGGGCGGTAGCTGTGGCGGTCGCCTGCGTCCCGCCAGCGGGCGGCGGGTCTATAAGGAGCGGCACCGTCGAGACGAACGGCACAACCCCGTCAGCGTCAGCCGTGCCGAACGACCCGTAGCCCGAGCCGCCGTCGAGGACAAGAATCTCTGTGACGCAACCGTCTGTGATGATTGCTCGAAGCCTTGCCCCTGCGCCAACTCCAGATGCGTTTGAGGGGTCAACTGTCACAGCAGGAGGCGTGACGTAGCCTCTGCCCGAGGAGATCACTCCAGCCGCAGATAGGCTGCGATAGGCGATGTCAGTGTTGCCCGTGAAGGCGAAAATATCCCCGCTCGCACTGGCGTAGACGGGTTGCTCGCGCGTGAGCCTACGTAGCTCGCAGGAGTCGGTGAGGGTGGTCGGGTATGTCTCGACCCACCAAGTTTTTTCCCCGATCCGATAGCAGAGTGCCATATCTGGATACGTAGTGGAATTGACGCAGACAAACGCCCGCAGAATCTTCGTGGGCTTTTCAACCTTCAAGAAGAATGTGTGCTTGTAGGCAAACTTGATGAGGCCGTCGTAAAAGTAGTTACCCACTTGATCGGACAGGTTCTCAACGTCGCCGCTGGCCGTCATGGAGTAGATGCCCCGCTCGTCCATGCAATACAAGCTGTAGTCGAATACGTCGTAGCAACGCTGGTTCAAGCATCCCCGTTGCGCGATGAGCGACAGGGCAGGGTCGTCCAGCGGGCTAGTGTTGTAGTCAAGGGAATAGCAGTGGCTCCCTTGGAACACCATGAGGCTAGTCGAGTACGGAGCTATGGCCGTGATTGAGTCGGCACCGACTACGTTGTTCTGGATGGTGATTTCATTGATGTCGGGGCAGGACTCAAACTCGTCGTACTCTGAGAAGAAAATAGTGTTGCACTTGTCCCCCGAAGTAGAGACTGAGTACCAGAGCCGGTCGTTCCACACAGCACAAACACTCATGTCGGATCGCGGCACACCGAACCGATACGCATTGAGATTCCCGTTGGGCAAAACAACGGGGACAGCGGCATAGAAGCTGCGGCTCGCATCAAACAACTGCTCGTCAGTCAGGGTGTCGGTGCCCTTTAGGGTAATGGCCCCGCCCGAACACAGGCCGTACTGCTCAAGCCGGTAGAACACAAGCGATTGATCGGCAGACGTTCTAAAGAACTCCACCACCTGCGCGCGTGCGGGCGGCTGAACACCGGACAGCGACCACGCCATCTGACTCGGGGCGGCGGACGCAGAGGAGGCCGTGTCAACGTCAGTGATGGGGGAGAACGAACTGTAGGTGATCGGCTTAGACATATCCCGCACCACTGCGGAGACACTGCCGGTCGCAGTCGCAGCACTGGACAGGGTCAATGTCGTCCCGGCTATGGAAACAACCTTCGCCTGCCACGGGATGCCCGCACCCTCAAGCACCATCCCCGGCGTGATCCCCGCAGCGGAGTCCACGAACACCGTCGCACTGTCGGTGGCCGTTGTTGCTGTGACTGTGGAAACAACGGTGGCAGACCAATCAGCAAATCGGTAGGCACAGCGGTACGCCCCCCGCATTGCGGGCCGCATGACGGGGAGAAGCTGGGCCGTGCGGGAGTCGGTGGTGATGACAGGCCCCGAGGTGTAGCCAGTACCAGGGTCAGCAACACTTACGGAGGTAATCGCCCCGCCACTGACCGCAGCAGAGAGCTGCAAACCTACGCCGCCGCCGCCAGTTGCTACGAGAGTCGGGGCCGAGAGATACCCTGCTCCCGGCTGGGAAATATCAACCCGCGTGATCTGGGTTTGGGTTCCGGGCGATGTCAGTTGCGCTGCTCTGAACGTATAAGTTTCAGAATCAGAGAACGTCGTGGAACCCAAGTCCCGCTGCCGCAGGGTGAAGCTGGCAGTGTCGCCAGATTTGAAAAAGCCGCCGCCTGAGATGACGGTGGGGAGCGGGTTGGTAAGCACGCGCGCGGGGATGCCGGTCTGTCCGGTGCCGGTGGTGTTAGCCCCGAAGTAGAACCGCTGCGAGCCGAGGGCTGTAGCGGCGGCACTCTGGTCGTGGAACGCACCCGTCCCCAGATAGGCGTTGTTAAACCGCGTCATCGCGGGGTTGTTGTCTTGAGCCGCTGGCCCCGAGTACCAGAGAGGGCCGTAGCCCGCTGGCCGAGTGAGGTACGTGCTGCGATTGTTGTTGCCGACGTTGACGGTGTTAAAAATGCCCAAGTGATTGGCGTTGGCCTGCTCGAAGTGCAGGGCGAAAAATGTCCCTGTCTCCAACCCCGCCCCGGCGTTGAGAACCTCCACTGTTCCGTTGGCTATGCCAGCAGCGTCAGTGCCAGACGCCACGCGAAAATCAACGACGGGCCGCTTGAGGATTCCCGCTGCGTTGGCCGTGCTACCGGGATGCCACCAGCGTTTGTTGGTATCCGCAACTGCCCCAGTGGTGATGGTGTAGCTGGAAGTCCCGCGTAGCCATTGAGCATAGCTGCCGTGATAGAAGTTGATGGCTTGGTTGGCTGCCTGCGGTTGGGCGTTCTCTACTGTGTTGACCGGCGTATAGCCCGAGTCAGGGGCGTTGCTCCAGAGCCAAGAATCGGGACAGTACCGCAGCCAGATGCGAACCTGTGGAGCCACAGAGCCAGACGCCTTGCCGTAGGCCACGCCCGTAGATTTGAGAGCTGGGCTGAGAGTGATGTCCACATAGGGCACGCCCGAGCCATTCACTTGCACTGGAGCTTCAGCCCACTGCCAGAGACTAGCGTTGTCCGCACTGGTGCCGATTTGTGCGCGGGTGCCGGTGAAGTAGCGATACGAGATGGTGTAGTAGTCAGGGGCGTAGATGAGGCTGGCGGCGTAGCCGGGGGTGTTAGAGTTGTTGACGTTAGCAAGTCGGTTCATAGGCTGGCGGCCATGAAACCGATAATTAAACCCCGGCGTGATGGCGGCAAAAAAATCCTTGTTGTCATACCAATAGCGAAAGCTGATGACGTTAGTGTTCTCTGGGCTGGGGCGAGCAATCGGGCTGGCCCGATTGAACATATACTCGTCGTAGGTTTTGAACCTTGTGCTACTGGTGCCGAAGTTCGTGAACCCGTTGGCCCCGCCCGTCCAGAAGTCGTTGCCGCCGAGCTTGTAGTTGAGCGGCGACGATGCGGTCTGATCGAAGTAGACCAGTGCGGATGCGCCCTTGCCCGCACTCGCGCCCTGCGTCGTGAGCGGGATCACAGCCGAGTAGCTCGAACCCGAGTAGGTGGCGGGCACTGAGGTCGTGTCGTTGCCGCTCTTGATAGCGACAGTGGTGCTGGCCAGATCGTCAGTGTAGGCGTGAGTGCCCTTCGTGAAGCTGCCCGACACAACTCCCGACGAGAACGTCATGGTCGTGTTGCCGATGGCCGTGCGAGAGTCGGCCAGCGTAGCCTGCAACACAGAGGTTGATACCGCAGTTACGTAGGTTGCGGCCATGCCACTGCCAAATACGGACATCCCTACTTTCACTGCGTCCCGGTCGGCAGCACTGGCGAAGTTCAAGTAGCTGATGCCACCTGTGACGCTGACACTGCAAGTCTTTGTGAACGCGGACGCGAAGCCCTGCTGGCCGGGGTCTGTGCCCACCACGGCGAAGCCCAAGAAGCCGCCGCCCTTCACGCCCGATTCGTCTATCGTAATGGTTGGCAGAGTAGCGAAACCCGAGCCGCCGTCCACGACGTTGACACTGACGATGCTGCCGCCCTGCACGACTGCACGTAGCTGGGCAGGCTTCGTTGGACTGCCGCCCGATACCACCAGAGTCGGACTTTTCCAATAGCTCCCGCCGCCCGAGAGAACGTCTACCCGCTCAATGAAGTAGCCATTGCCCGTAGGCACCACTTGCGGCGCAACGGTGGGGGCTGCGAGTCCCATCGGGCTGGCTGCGGAATCAACGTCAGGACGATACATGACGGGTGCAGTGCCGTGCCCAAAGAAGGCGTAGATGTGCCCATGCCGGTCTTGCGTAATCGTCGGCCTGCTCGTCGGCAGGGTCGGAGTGCTGGTGAGTGTGGTGAAGCTCCAGCCCGCACTTGTGTAGTTTGCGTCTGGCTCAATGAGGTCGAGTGAGTAGCTGCCGTCCGTACCGTTGCGCCAGACGACTAGGTTGTCCTGCTTGCCAGAGCCGTAGGTCAGCCGATAGATGGAGTAGATCGGCGTATCGACAGCAGCGTCCACCACCACTTCGCCCAAACCGGGGCGGCTAGTGAGCTGCCCAGCTTTACGGTTCTGGATGTTCCACTGCTCTGCATTTACCCCGGCAGGGAGGGCGTAGGGGCTTGCAGCAGTGACAACGCCAGACCACTTATTCAGACGCATATAGTATTAGCCGCCAAGGTCAGAGAGAAGGGCCGAGCGATAGCCCATGGTTCGCGGCGTGGGATACGGCCACGTATGGGGCCTGCCTGAGAGAGGAGAGACAGTGTCGTCCTCCAAGGCCCGTCGAAGGTCTTTGTTGTAGAGAGCGACTGCATCGCCAGCGGGCTTGCCCGTGATGCGGGCGTACCACATTTCGGCGGCACTGAGGATGGCCGTATACATCTGCGGGCTGGCGTCGATGAGATCGCTGACGGCGTACTTGACCCCCGCGAGCGTCGGCACTGTGCCCTCTGTGGTCAGCCCCGTCGTGCTGCCAACCGCACTGATCTTCTGTTCGTATGCGTATGGCGTTATCGAACCGATGGACTCGGCAGAGCTAGACGCGGAGCCGAAGCGAATGACAGAGCCTACGAACTCACTTGGGAAGTTTGTCCCGGTGCCAGTGACGGCAGTGGTGCCATTGGTCGTCACAGTCCCCTGCCGACAGATGCTCTCAAACCCCATGTATTTCATGGGCTTGGGGACATATCGGTACGTGTAGTGCAGGATCGTCCCGCTGGCGGGCACGCCCACGAATCGAATCTGCCAGTTATCGGGATCGGTGTCCGACCGCATGATGGTGTAGTAGTACGGTTCGGAACTGCCCTTCGTGTTGATCTGCAACCGCAGCCACTCCTGCGGCGAGATGTAGGCGTGAAGGGTGCCGACCGTATCGCTGACCAGCCCGTCGATGGTGCGGAGGTTCTCGGGAAGGTCGTAGTAGGTCTGGGCCTGCGTCGGGACGTTGCTGCCGTCGTAGGCGGGCGGGGCATCTACGATGATGGTCGTGGCGTCAACCACTTGCATGACGCGGGGCGTGACGTTGAAGTACCCCGGCTGGAAGCTCACCGTCCGACCGGGGACGAATCCTGCCGAATTGCCCACAGTGATAGTGGTGCTGCCCTTCGTGAACGTCGAGGTGGTCTGCACGAAGTAGGTCTTGATGAACCCGACCTTGGTGTGCCAGAGCCAATCCCGGCACTGCATCACTTCGCGGATGCCATGGATGGTGGCCTGCCGGATAGCCCGATGCTCGCCGTCTTGGGCACCCCCGCCCGTAGTGGTCAGGAGGTAGTCAACGACATCTTGGGCTGTCCACATGGAAATACTGCCTATTTCTTCTTACGGCCATACTTGGCAACGACAAGCTCGCGCAGCTCGCCCTGCTTCATATTTGGATGGTTGGCCCGCTCCTTCCGCATCATTTGACGAGTCGCGGTTTCACTGAGGGGCACATGGGGCCGAGGCTGGGGCCTGCCTTGATGCGTGACGGCACCGTCCACTGTCAGATTGCGTATCTCAGCAACCCTTTTTACGTCTGCTATTGAGTCCACCCACGCCCCCGGATCGGCCGCGCCCCGTTTGTCTGCGAGGCCCGCTGCGTAATACTTCCCGCTCGGGTTGATCCCGCCCTTTCTGGCCAGTGCCACAAGGGCCTTGGCTTGGTGCGGGGCCATGTTGTCCAACTGCTGATTGTTCAGACGGCCCTCCATGTAGGCGCGGTCTGTGCCCTTTAGGCCGGGGGGCTGTTGGAGAGCGCACATCTCGGCCCACCGCTGGGTCTGCCCCTCGGACAACAATCTCTCGTAGAACGCCACTACCTCGGGGCCTGCGCGACGGATGCACTCGGGAACGTCGTTCATGTTTCTTCAGATATGTGATGGCTCGGAGCAATCCAGCAATAGAGTCACCGAAGCGGGCTAGGGCACAGTTGCAGGCTTTGCACAGCAACCCCCTCACCCGCCCCGTGGCGTGGCAGTGATCGACGCACGTACCAGTTTTGGTGCATATCTCACACAGCCCCTTGGCCCGCTCGAACAGGGTGTCATAGGCCGATTCAGTCAGTCGATATCGCTGCCACAGGTTGTGCCGTCGTTTGCGGCCCGACTTGCTCATCACGTACCTGGGGCCAGCTCGGGCGGAACTTGTGGCGGCGGCCCATCGGCAGCTTGCGGCGGTAGTTCGTCCGCAGGCTGCGCGGGGCCGCCCCCCGACGCCGCAGCCTGCTCAACCGGAAGAGGGGACGGTGGCGGCGCAGCGGCGGGGGGCTGGGGCGGCGGGACGAGATACGGCTCGGCGTCGATGTCCAAGCTCTCTGCCCAATCACGCATGAGGGCATTGAACGGATCGGTGATCCCGCTCGCCACAAGCTGCGAGAGGATCGGGCCGAGGGTCTGCACAGATAGCTGCATCTGCTCCACCCTTGTGGCTTTGTTCGGTTTTCTGGCAGACCCAGCTTCGACCCGGTACAGAAAGTCGCGGGTCAATTCAGAGAGCGTCTGCGAGTTGACGTTCTGGCTCCACGCAAAGGCTCCTAGCGGGCCAAGCACTGGCGCAATGTCCTGCGGCTCAAGTAACCATCGGGCCGCCAAGCTCTCCCGCCGTGCGAGCAAGCTCATGCAATCTTCGAGGTCGTTGGCCATGGCGTCAGGACGAACACTGATGTTCTCCTGCTTGATGTTGGCCTCTGCTGCACTACGAAACTGGTTACGGGTATAGCCGTGAACTAGCTCTGTCAGGCCAGTTCGCTGGGCGAACATCTCTCCTACGCTCTGGATGATGTCGTACAAATCCCGCGTAACTTGCGGGAATTGGAACACACTCATCACATCTTCGATGCGGCGACCGACTAGCTCGGAGAGTTCAACAATCTTGAAACCGCCCTCGGACGGGGCGAGAATCTGATCTTTGAGGGTCTGATCGGCGGCTTTCTGCACGGCCACCATAGTCTCGCACGACGTAGCAATGCGGGTGGCGAGGAAACTCATCGCCCAATTCAACAGGCGAAGCTCACCGATAGCTGGCCGGATATGCGATATGGGCCATGCGTATCCGGGTTTGGGGTGGAAGTAGAGCGGCGTGAAGGGCCAGCCCTGCGTATCGGCGTAGTACGGCACCGGCCATGCAGTACGAGTGACGATGGACTGCGGGAACCCGAGCTGCTCGTCGAGCGGCTCCTCCATGATCTCTGGCGGCAGATTCAAGGGGTACGGAATCCCCTCGCAGATCACTAGGTAGACATAGGGGCCAAGGTTGTCAAAGACGCCCCGGTTCTCCTTGGGCGAATCTTTGAACCTGTCGCCTATGCCCGTTTTGCTCCACACCTTGTAGTAGGTCAGGAGTTCGTTGGTGGTTTTCTTCTTGTGGTTCCTCGGCGGCTCCTTGACGAGCTTGCTCTTGGGATCGTCAAGGTGCTTGCGGAGTTCCTCTGGCGGGATGCCGTATGTCTCGGCCACTTCGAGCAAGGGCTTTACGCACTTGCGGGCGCACCAGAGCATGTCGTCCAGATTGTCGAAATCCGGGTCAATCAACAGGTTATCGACGGTGTCGTAGTAGCTGCCGACCATCTTGAGCGGCGGCTCATCCGGGCCTGCCGAAGTGGGCAGTGTGACAAGCTCTGTCCAGAACACGCCCATGCCCTTGATGAGGGCTTCGTTGACGACCTTCTTGGCCTGCCGCTTGAGGTCGAGTTCTTGGGGCGTCCAGTTCAAGTACCCGTGGAGCAACTTGGCAGCGATTGACCGACGCTTCTGCTTGGCCTGCTGCTCCGCAGCCATGGTGAAAACTTGCTGCTGCTCAGGCGTAATCATGTTGGGGTCGAGCATCTGGTTCGGGTCGATCCCGAACGCATCCGGCGGGAGATTGGGATGCTCCATCACTGTCACAGTACGCACCGGATTACGGTGGTAGATGACTGAGCCGAAGATTTCGACCAGCTCGAAAACCTTATTCAACTGCATACGGAAAGAAGGAGGGGCGATGCTGGAGTTGTAGCCCCGCTCGCCCCTGCTGTAGGAGTCTTTCCACATCCAGTTATGCTCGCCGTCAAAGAACATAGACGCCTCTTTGGCGTCCTCTGTGAACGGCTTTTTGTAGTCAACTGCGGCCTTGAGTTTCTCAACCCAAGTCTTTGTGATCTGCCGCAACGGACTACTTGACGGGAGACTGTCGGCCATCCTTAGTGCCCTTTTCCATGAGTGAGCGGATGTTCTTGGTCACGGGGGCAAAGTCCCACACGCCGAGGCCGTGCCAGTGGTTCTCTTGCGTCCACCCCGGATCGTCGATGTGTTTGACCCCGGAGTGAACCGTCATGCCGTGGGGTGACAGTACCGCCAGGGTCACGGCACTATCGCCGGGAGGGGTGATAACCAATCCCAATGAGGGCCGGTTCATGCTGTTGGGATCGGGGGCGAACAGCACCGCGTCCCCGATAGTAGGCTGCGGCATTGACCATGAAGATTGTTCTGGACTCATGTAGCACTCTCCCTTCTGGATGGGCCTAAATATACATAGCTACCCCGCTCCTCCCCCAGCCGCTTTTTGCGGTTCTCCCGCCACTTGACCCACCATGGTTCTGGCTCTGCCGACCTGTCTGGCGGGCGATGGTATCTAGGCCGATAGGCACATAGATATTCAAGGGTCTGGCACAAGTGAACTTCGCCCTTAGTATTGGGGCGGTCTGTCACAATGGGCGTCCCGCTAACGTAGTTGACGAGCTTGCGATAACGCTTGATTTCCCGCTCCAAATCGGGGCAGGCACCCTCTAGCACGCGCAGGATCGGCGTACCCTCGGGTCTTATATGTAGGGCCGTCCGCGTAGACTCTGTGCGGGCCGGGATGTCATCACATCCAGCAAGAAAACTCGCCCCGGTGATCTGGCTGCGGATATTGCGTTTGACTAGCTGCTCTGTGTATTGCTCCACGGGGAGCCGACCGGAGCCGATGTCTCGCAACCTACCACCATGGGCGTCAATGATAAACGCATGGAAATGCCAGCCTTGGGCCTTCTTCTGGAACTCCTCACCGAATATGAGGGCATTGGACTGCCTGAGATAAAGCTGGTCGTAACAGAGCCAGAAGTCGCCCGAGGGCGGCACTGCGACGAATAGCACCGCAGTTACGGCGTGGCCGGGGTCGATGACGGCGTACCGGCACCAATCGTAGGGAATCTGGCCGTTGGGCAGTTCCGACCTTGGCATCCCGTGTATCCGCATATCGAAGCTGGGATAGCACAGGACGCTGTCGGTGATGAAGTCGCCCTCGGCTCGCATCCGCAAGACATCTTCACCTAGAGCGGCCCAGCGTTCGATGGACTTGCGCTGTTCTTCGGGGTCTAGGTGCGGATTGTCGAGAAACCTGAGCTGAAATAAACGTATCGTCGATTTCTCGCCAAGTGCGGCCTCACTGGCTTCGGCCCGCTCCTTCAACCCGAGGAGAGCATTATTCGTCGAATGTGGCATCGCACTCCACGAAAATACTCCTTTGCGGTCTACGATACGGGCCTGCATCTCCCCGATCCAATTCTCATTTGAGAGATCCTCGTCCACATGGCATCTGTTGGTTTGAAACCCTTGGACGGGATCGCCCTCACTTGAGAAGAAGTGGATGACCCAGCCGTTCGTGAGGGTGGCCTTCTGGATGTAGCTTGCTGATTTGAGTACCCAGCTAACCGACTTGACGAACCTTGGGGGGATCAGCGGCGGCGAGGGGCGGCTGTCCTCCCGCTTGTCGGTCTTGGGGTCGAAGGCCCGCCAATCACCAGTGACCTTGTCCTTGATGATGCGGAAGGCTCCCCACTGGAACAGCATTGGGTAGACGACCATCCCAATATGCTTCCAATCTTTCCCTACGATGCACAGAATCCCGTCTTTTTCCGGGTATTTCTTGTAGGGGTCTTGGCCCGTAACCGCCCTGGCGTCCTCGACAAAAGTGCAGAGGCTTTTGCCTGACCGATTGCCCCCGATGACAAGGACTTCGCTGGCCCTACTGGCGTGAATCTTTTCTTGGTTGGGGTTCGGGCGGTAGAGCTTCAAGGCTTCGAGCTTCCTGTCTCGAAGTTCGTTCTGAATCTCCTTGATCTGCTCTTTCTGGAACTGCGTCAGGGCCGGGATCGTCGGGATGATCGGCGGCGAGAGCTTCGGGTGACGCAGGGGCTTCTTTGACTTCGACATTGAGTGTGGTTCCCTTCCACTGTGCGACTGCCTGCTTGAATCTGTTGTCAAGCTCGACCTCAAGCTCCTCCTCTGACCATAGCGTTAGCGGTTTCTTGGCCCCGCCCTGTTCGACGTTCTTGCTGACTAGGCGGCAGAGGGTTTCCAGTAGCCTGTTGCGGGCCGAGCTACCGGGAGGGGCATCGTAATACTGCTTGACCAGCATGGCGGCGAACCCGCCCACCCCGCCGAAGTATTGGAATACCCGTTCAATTACCTCGGCAGAGTGCGGGATGTTTGAGCCGCCAGCCTGCACCGACTTGACGTACAGATCGACCCCTGCCTGCTCAATTCTCTTGAGGCCGTCCTTCTTCTTCTTCCGCAGCTTGGTGCCAGATTCGTTCTTCTGTAGCTGCATGCAGCGACGGCACTCGGGGACAAAGAAACCCTCGCCGTCCCGCTCTCGCCAGCGGAAATGCTCTTTGTCTAGCGGGTAGCTAGTACCACAGACGGTACAAGTGCGGTCAGCCATGACTCTAAATGATAACAGCCTGCGGTGTTGCTCCGCAGGCTGTTACATGATTTCTTGTCGCCAACTGGTATCAGACGTAGCTGCTGGCGAGGTTGACGCGGCAGAGGGTGCCACTGTCAGACTTCGAGGCACCGACGAGCTGGGCACCGAGAACGGCACCCGAAGAGAACGCCGCCACACTGCCTGCCGTGGCCGAGGAACCGACCACAGCACCCGCTCCGATGGCCGCTGCCGTCTGCTTGACGGACGTTGGCCCCTTGACCACCAGCCACACAATGTCGTTGGGCTGGACGGTGCCGGTCAGGTACTCGTCCAGAACGCCGAACATCTGCGCACTGTTGGTGAGATTGGAGGTGCTGGCGAGGGCACCACCAGTGTTGCCAAAGGTGTCGAGCGGCGAGGCGGGGTCGAACAGGTACACACTGCCAGCATTGGCCGTGGCGTCGAGTGCAGACGAGCCCTTGTAGCGGGCCGCCACACAGTAGACGAGACGGTCACTGAGGATCGCCTTGGTCGTGGGGTTGATGTCTTGAAAAATCTTGACCTGACCCACAACTGCGCGACCCTCAACGATGCCAACACTGTCCGTGGTGACGGTGTCGGTGGACGAGAGACTGAGCAGCGTCGAGCCGCGAGTAAATGCTGGATCGGAATACAAACTGGACATTGTTGGAAGCTCCTAGCAGGGAGTTAGGCCGCAGCGGTGACAGGGGCGAGTGCAAAGAAATTTCTCGGACTCTTGAAATAGAAGTTGCCGAGTGTAGAGCAGGCGTAACGGTAAGCCTGAGTTTCTTCATCGAAGAAGGGGCCTTCCGCGACCATGAGCTGCGACTCCAAGCAGCGGAGCTGCATGTTGCCGATGCTGAACCCGTAGCCCTTGCCAGCGGGAACCGCGTACTCACTCGTCACTTCAACGCCGTCGATGGTCACGACATCATTGAAGCCCAGAGCCTTGAGGCCGCTCTCCTTCGACACGACGATCCGCTCATTGTCGCGGTACGTGTTGAGGAACTGGATGTAGAGCGTTCGGTCGAGAGCGATCATGTCCACTTGGCTGTTGACCGAATCGTTGCGCTTCGTCTGGTGGATGCCTTCACGCAGAGCGAAGGTGCAGTTCTTCGCCCAGCTCTGCGAACCCGCAGCGGCCTTGTTCAAGCCGGTCGAGTTATAGTTGACGATCACAGGCGACCAAAAATCCGCCTCTGGATCGACCGCATGGTTCGGCCATTTCGGCGTGGTTGCATCGACCGTACCAACGGTGTTGATGCGACCACCACCGTAGGTGCCGAGCTTCGTGCTGATGTCCGCGAAGGTGTCATCGGGGAAGCCGAAGCGGTCGCTGGTGTTGCTGCTGTTGCGAGAAGCGAACGCCGAGGTGGCATGCGACTCGTCGATGGTCGTGCTGGCCGTGTAGCCGAGGAACGACTCAAGGCCGTGGAAGTCGTTGTCGTTCGCATTGCCGTCCTTGTACGGCTGATACGAGAGGTGCTGTTCGAGCGACTCTTGCAGACGCTCGGCCATTTTCCCCGCAACGTCAACAAGGGCCTGCTGTCCCCGGTTCTCCAGCATTTCGCGCCGGAAAATCGCGTCCGTGGCGACGAAGCCTTTCCACGGCAACTGGGGCCGCTTGAACAAATTGGTGCGAGCGAAGGTTCGCGGCGTGTCACCAGTGTTCCCCGTCACATTTGCATTTTTCCAGCGGACGTTCCAGTCGAAGCCCCTGCCTGACTGATTCATTACGATGTTGCCGCTGGACTCAAGCAGCGCGAACACCTTGAACTTGCGGAAGGTTGCGACCTCCTCCTCGCGGAGATGGTTCACAATGGTCGTCGCAATTACCCGTGCCCAATCTGTTGGCGATGCCATGTCAATTACCCTCGGGAGTTAGTCAGGTGTATCCGGCTTCGGAAAGGTCTTGTCGGAAACGATCCGCGAATGTCATTGGTTTCTTTGGCGTTCGAGTGTCGGTGGTGCTTACGCTCCCTCGACTTGCTGAACGCATCGCCTGCTGTCGCAGGTAGTCCATGTTGCGGGCATCGGCTGTCGGCTGTTGCTGAACCTGTCGGGCACCGGCGAGTTGACCTTGGAGTGCCCTGAGTGTTTCCTCAAGGTTGCGAGCATGTGACTCAAGCACATCCCGCTCCAACAGTTTCTTCGCCATCTCCCAACGGGGTTCGGCTCCTTGGATGCCGTACCCTTTCATGTCCTCAATGTATTTCTGTACCGCGAGTCCCTCCGCAGACGCATCGCCACTTACACCATTTGCATAAAGCCAATCTTTATTCTCTTCGAGGGTGCGATCCACGAAGGTCTGTTCCTGCATCCGGCCCATCTCACTTGTAAACAGGTCTTGTGCCTGCTGACGGGCCATCTTGGAGATGATTGGCTGGAGAGTTTCCTCGGGGTTGTCGAGGAGTCGCTGGGCGAAGTTGGCCCTAAATGCCATGTGATCTTGCAGGGCCGCCTTGGCATCCAAGGGGGCTTCCGGCGAGATAACATCACGCCCGTTTTCGTCCTTGACGAGGTACTGCCGGTAGCTGTCCTTCAGCTTGGGCGGCGTCCACGGGGAGGGTTCTTCTTGGGGCTTGGCTTGGGGAACAGGCTGTTGCTGCCCACCTTGAGCCTGCTGCTGCGACTGTTTCCACTGCTCATACGCAGGTCGGTTGGCGAGGTATTCACTAGCAACCGGAATAACGGATCGGTACTGCTGGAGCTGTCGGGCGACGGCTTCTTCCCTTTGGAGGGCTTGGTAGAGCCTTCCGGCAATGGCGTTATCGTCCTGGCCATTGAATTGGGGGAGCTGTCGGAAGTGCGACCAGACCTCGACGGGGGCGGCCTCTTCTCCCGCGACCTCTTCCGATGAGCCTTCCGCTGGTTCTTCGTATGCGGATTCTGGTGCATCATCGCTGGTGACTACGTCTGGCCCGAGTTCTGTCGAATCGTCCGAGCCTACATCTTCGTCACTCATGCGTGGCACTCCTTGAAAGGGTTGCCACAAAGTATGAACGCTACTGCCGGGGGTACTCCAGCAGGATTTTTACTACTTGGGCTGCATGAGACTCTTAGCCCGCTTGAGTTTCGACTCTTGTTCAAGCAGGCCAGCCTCAAGTGCGGACTTGTAAGCATTGGCGTCCCGAGGGTCTACGTCCCCGGTCAGGGCGTTATCAGCGGTGGGGGTAAAGAAATAGTCGTACCCACCGAACCCGCCGCCAAGAGCGGCCCCTTCGACGCCCTCCTCGACCATTTCGCTACCGATACCAGCCGTTACGGCGGGCAGGGCATTCAAGCCGCCTTTCATTAGGCCGTAGATGCCACCACCGGCCAGACCAACAAGGCTCGCAGGGTCGGTGAGTATTTCGCGGGGCAGGTTGACCATGTCATTTACGAACGGCGTTGTCCGTCCGAATAGCCGTTTGGCCATTGCCGGTGCGTAGTCCTCACTGCCCTGCTTGTGTTCCTCGAAGAGCTTGGCGGCTTCGGCCCTGTCAGCAAGCTGCTGGGGATCGGCCTTGACGCTATCGGGGACGATTGGCGTAGTGCGGTTATTCAGACGCTCATGCTCGTAACGGGCCGTGCTTCCGGTGTCGAACAGGCTCTTGAGGACGTTGGTGCCGAACTGGTAGTAGCCGTCTGACTTGGCCATCTTGTTGCCCAGCCCCGCCATGTTGGTGGCAGACTCATTGGGCGAGTTGGCCCCGGTGATCTGGTCTAACGCCAGCTCGGGTTGCTCGGCACCACGCCTCGACCAGTAGTTTGCGCTCCGCAAGCGGCCTTGAATCCCCGATAGGGCGTCCACGGCCAGCCGTGCATTGTCGTAGCCGTCACCGCCGTCGCTGTTCTGTGGCGAGATGGTCAGCAAGTCGCCCAAGGCGTTGATGGTCTGGCCCGCTGTTGCCAGAGCCGCAGGAGCAACGCCGACCCCAGGTGGGGAGTGTTCGCCATTCGCAAACGTCTGCGCCAGACGGTAGGCGTTTTCGCGGGCGCGGTTCTCCTGCCTGTCGTTCCCAAGGTAGAAGCGGGCATTTGGGCCGTACTTCTGCTGGGCCTCGGCGGCTTCGCTCTCGGACATGGCCGGGAACTCGTCGGCAGTCTGGCCGTCGCGGAGGTTGTCCAGAGCCATGGTGGTGTATAGCTCAATGTCTGGATCGTAGAAGTCGTAGGGTTCGCCCATGAGCTTGGCGAGAACCTGTTCCTTCATGTTGTCGGCTGCGTCGTAGTCCACCCCGGTCTTGTTCCACACCAGCGGCGTGATGTTCTCCAAGAACCACTGATTGAAGTTCATCGGCACGTAGCCGTCTGCGTCGGGGTCTTTGTCTGGCGGCGACCCTGTGAATACCGGCTCATCTAGGGTGGCAGCTAGGCTCTGCTTGAACTGCTCATGCTCGGGGCTGGCCCTCTCGTCCAGCGACATATACCAATCCTCAAGCTCTTGATTGGTGATGTCGGTGTTGAAATCCCCTACCATTTTGGCCATCGGGGTACGGTAATCGACTGCCCGCCGCTTGTACGGCGTGGCCCGCTGGGCGTTGCCGGTGCGGATCAGATACTCCCCAAAGCCCTCATTGGGCTGCATGGGAGGGAACATGCCCTCTTGTGGCTTCTTGTATTTAGCCATTGTCCACCGGAGGAGATGGGGGGTCAGTGTCGCCCACTAGCTCGGACTGCCACTTGGCCATCCGATCCTTGTTCTCCTTCCGCTTTTTCCACCAATCGTAAACAAGACGAATGATGATCGGGAGGATGAATTGCAGGGCGATGATCCAGACAGAGCCGCACTTGCGGTCGCCATAGACCAAGTCCATGTGCCGCCGCACATCCTGCTCTAGCCCTTGGAGTAGGTCGCGTTCCGACTCTTCGCCTTGGCACTGGCCGAACTTTTCCGCTGGCCATTCCTGCACAGCCAGGGCGACAACGTCGTAGACGGCTTCCTTGCCGACCATGGAGCGTCGGCGCGGAAGTTTCGTCCACACGTACTCTTGCAGAGCTGCAAAGCTGGTAGGTCGCGGCATTTCATGTTCACTTGGACTTCTTGGGCTTCTGTCGCTCGGGGTACTTGGGCGTGTTGTTCTCATTCGGCGTCTTGGTGCCGCCGCCGTACTCCATGGCGTTGTACGCTGCCGTCAACTTGGCACGTAGGTCGGGTGGTTGGCCACCGACTTGGGGCTTGCCCGACATGCAACCCTTGCTCGAACCGTACTCACTCTTTTTCTTCTTTGGGGCCGCCATGCTTCGATCACCCCCTCTCTGTTGTGATGCGCAGTTTCGTAGCTGCTGGGTGTGGGTCGGTATCTCTACACTAGGTATATGGCCGATGGTCGGGTCGAGTCGTCATCTAGTCGCTTGCATCTTGGCTTGACACGTAGATGCGGTCGCTTTTGGGGTGTGACGAAACCTCGGCACTTGTTTCTATGGGCATAGGTTTTGTCACATCTAGGCGGGCAAAGAGTTTCTGTAGGGTCTTGATGTCTTGGTGGGCGGCTGGGTTGTGATCCATGCAGAATCTTGCGGCCAGCCAGTTGAGGCCCCATGCGAACGCCTCCCGCTCCTCTGCGGTGAGGAAGCCTACGGCTGGACTTGAACCAGCAACCGGCAGTTTACAAAACTGCTGCTCTGCCATTGAGCTACGCAGGCGTCTGATCTCATCCGCAGCCTCGTCCATGAGGTCTTGGGCCGACGCAGCGTTCGGGGCGTGGCACCAAGTACGGAGCCGGTCGATGATGTCTGTCATTTCATCCGTTCCAGTAGTGTGCGAATCCAGTAGTGTGCGAAGGATAGCTGTGTCATGGGTGGCAACGCGACCTGTTTCGACGGCAAACTCCAGAGCGTCCCGCTCCGCGTCGGTGATCTGCACCCAGCCGTAGTCTGCCAGCACATCTAGCTCATCGTCGCCTGCGACAATCCTGCCGTGTGCGTGTTGCAGCCAGTGTTCGCTCATTTGGTTCTATCCAGTAGGGATCGAAGAGCTACGATGGCCTCTTTGATCGACTCCCGCTCGTCTACGTTGAATACGTAGGACGCTTCCCACTGACTGACCTTCACGGCCAGCAAGTCGCGTTGGTCTAGTGCAGACTTGAGGGCGTCCCGCAGCTTCTTGATCTCGTCCAAAGCCTCTTTGGCCAGACGGTCAGGGATAGGTCGGAGTCTTTCAAGGATGTCCGGTTCAATAGCTTCGGGGCTATCGCTCATGGGTGTCTCCTAGAGAACCGCAGCAGCGGGGGTGAGGAGTGTCGGTTTATCAGTCCGATCCCTGTCCCGCCGCTGCGGTTGTGTCTGTGAGTAGTACCGGGAACTGGCGACTATTCGCGTCGAGCAGCTCGGGAGCCTTCTTGGCGAGTAGCTCTATCTCATATTGCAATGGGTAGTGGCGTAACACTCTTCTGGCCCGTTGTCGCACTGCGGAGGGGACTCTCTCTGTCATCTTGGGATCAAGAAGGTCGTAGAGAAAATCCCTGACATACAGCAACGAACGGTATCTCTCGTCTGGCATGGTCATGGGCGTCATTGTCACGACGCCGTCAAGAGCTACCAGCAGGAAGTGTGGCCATATACAGCGAAGCCTACTAACTCGGCCTAATACTGCGTTTGTTCTAGATACGCGAATGTGGAACAGGCACCGTTTCGCAGGCCCATGGGGCACCGTTTCGCAATTCGGGAAACGCGGGAGTCTTATCTGTTTGGGTATGGCACTAACCAGTTTGCAAAATGGGAAAAAAGTCAGGAGGTGGACGGGACGCATGCGTGCGTCCAAAAGGGGGTGGGCGGGCCTCGACTCTTGCAAGTCAAGGCCCGCCCACAGTTTGCAGCGCGGCTGATGGAACACCCCCCGAAAACCCCGTGCAATTCGGAGTTTTTCGAGGGCCGCCCATGGCCGACCATCATTCCCGGTATCCCCGGTGATGGCCTGCCGCCACAGTGTCAGCCGCCACCCCTATCGGCTGCGCCGATGCTCAACCCGATACCATCGGGACAAGCATCGGAGCAACCATGGGGGTGCAATCCGTTGCACCCCATGGCCACCCCTAGCATCACTCGCCGGACGGAGCATCCTTCGCCCCGTTGACACGACAGGCCTCCAGATCGGCCCCGAATTCCTTCGAGCGGAAGTACGGGACATAGCGCGCCCTCCAGCGGTTGAAGTATCCGCCGAATCCCGCTCGGCTGCCCTTGCCTGCCCTCGGAACGAAGTCGAGTTGCAGATGCACCCATCCGCCGGTTGACACGACCCATCGGGCCAATCCGCCGCCGGTCAAGTACCGCTCCCGAACATACGCCTCGTATGTCGGGTTGGGCTCTGGCTCCGAAAAGCCAGTGTCGGGACGATTCCCGCCGCCGGTCGCTTTTGCGGCTTTGAGAGCCTCATATTCTTCTGCCGAAATCGAAACCATCTGCACGGCCTTTGTAGCCTTTGGCATTGTCACACCTCTTGCAAGGAAGGAAGGAAACCATCGGGAGTGATCGACGTTGACCACTCCACACTCAACACACCGCACAACCCCCCCCGATACCTGTCTATATAGGCATGGGGATAGTGCGGTCTGCCCTGGCACCCATGTCCGCACATGGCGGGAATAGTGTCAGGGCGTGAATACAGTCTGGGGGCACTAGGCCAGACATGGGACATGGCTGGGGTGCCGAATACGGAACCGCTGAACGTCAAGTCCATGGGATCGGCATGCGGCCCGAATGGCATGCACCAGTGTCAGATCGTCCACATGGACGCCACCATCTGCGGAGTAGAGTTCCAAGGTGGTCTGGATGACCTGTGAGAGAACGCCCATGCGGTCGGCCTTGTTGAGCATGGCCACCGTCAGCATGCGACACTGAGGGCAGCACATCTCTGACGCTTGGATGAGCCGCAGTGCCCATTCGTACTTGTCCCTCTTGAAACTCCGCTCGGAGATGAGGGCTTTGCGCTGGTCGGGGGTCATGCACATTTTCATGGTCAAGATTCCTTGTTGCTAGGGTTAGGCCAACCGACCGGAGTGATCGGCTGGACATCCAACCCACCGCACATCCCCCCCCGCCACCTGTTCCATGTCACTATCCCCATGATCATGGGCCTAACGCACGCGCCTACGCGCGGGCAAGGGCGTAGAGTACGGGCAGCGTAGGGGCAGAGTATGGGCACATGTATTTGCGTCATCGGGATTACGCCATGTCACATACATGGGTATCCATGGGCCAACTGTGCCTACTTGTCGTCCTAGTAAACCCATGAACAACAAGGAGTAACCCCGAAGGGGTAGTGCGGTGGGTTGTCCAGCCGGATCGACCGGCGGCAGCGGCGTTTGCCGATGTCCCTATCCCACTACTCATGGAAACAACAATGGCACCGATCTTGGTTGAGGGCGTCTACGAACACTTGGTTGGCTACCGCGACACCATCCTCAAGCACCACCGATGGCTGTGCGGCGACGAGATTGGCCCCTCGGCAGCGACCGATTCGTGGCAGATTTACGCTGGCAATATGGCCACCACACTGCGCAACTATGCCCGACTGCTCGAAGCCCTCGGCAATGGCACCCTCGGGTTCAATGGCCCCGTCGTGTTCCCCTCATGGGACGACGAGAGCGAACCGCTCAACGCTGAGTTGCTGACTGCACTCAAGGCAATCGTCAAGTCAGTTGACAACCGGGAGGACGACTACTATCCGGGCCTGTCCAGTGCGATGCTGATGGCAGAGGAGGCCATTCACAAGGCCGAAGGGGGTGCCAGTTGAGCCGCTGCATGCACTGTCAGTGCAGGCTCCCCAAGCAGCGGGCTGAGTTCCTGAGTTCGTCAGGTAGGCCCATGGTGTGCGTCAAGTGTAGTGCCGAGACTCCAACCATGGTGTTGATGGAGTACGGTCACAAAACGGCGGGCTATGCCGTCATTATTCCCCGTGGCGATCAGCACAAAGCCCTGCGCTGTTATCGCCGTAGCCGTTAGGACAAGCAGTGAGAAGGAGAGACGAGCCGGAAGAGCAAGCGTACCCCGAAGGGGTGTACGGAGAGTTCACCATTGTGGTGACGCTGGACAAGGAGACAGGAAACTACAAGGTGTCCAGCCCTGAGTGGAAGTGTGAATTTCCTGCTGGGATATGGCCGGGAGAGCGCGTCGCCTCCTTGGTCGATGAGATTGTGGCACATAACAACGCAGAAAGGTTAGCAGAATGAGCATGGTAACAAAGGATACGAAGTGGTCGCTGGGCGATTGGCATGAGGACAAGGTCTGCGTCTATGACGACGCCACTGACCGCAAGGTGTGCTGGTTGCAGAACTACGAATGGACACAGGGCGGTGCCGACCCCGGCCAAGTGCAGCATCTCATCAAGGCTGCACCGGAACTGTTGGCGGCAGTCACCACTGTGAGCGATGAGCTTGGCAAGGCCATCAACAGTGGCAACCTGTCGTGGAGTGAGGAGCAACTGTTCCTGCGCTGGGTCAGGATTCTCTCTGATTCCATGCACTCGGCGGCAGGCGTCAAGGGGCTGGTCGTCAACCGGCAGGGCGTGGTGTTTACCCCCAACACCATGAGTCCTACTGAGATTACGGGGTTGCCCAAGTGATGAAGAGACAAAAGAAAGGACTCGGCATTCACCGGGAGATCATGGCTGGCCCCGACTCGCCAGCCAGAAACTACCGATTGACCTACGGATATGCGTGTGATGAGTGCGGATTCATCACCAATCCGGGGAAGTTCGAGGGCCAAATGTTTTACTTGCCGTACCTGTGGGAAAAGAGCTTGGAGTTCTGCACCCAGCACAGCGACGGCAGTGTGTCTGTGGAAATTCTGCCAGAGGACAGGGAACTGTTCCCCGAGATTTTCAACTACAGCAAGACGATCCGCATGCAGGAGTCAGATGATGGGTTTGTGCGTGAGGTGTAGCTATCTGCATACCTGGCACAACAAGTAACTCCCATGGCTAACCCCGAAGGGGTAGTGCGGTGGGCTGTTCGACGGCGGGCCGGTCGAGGCGTTCTCGACCGGCCCCGGTTTTTTCGTAGGTCTTGACAAGAGGTTCCTAATGTCAGGGCTTGAATTGGTTTTTGGTTTCATCCTTTTTGCAGGAGTGTTTCACATGGCGAAGGCAATGGTCGGTTCCAAGGCTCTGGAAAATCTGCGTAAGTTGGCGGCGGGCAAGGCTGCGGTGGCTGCGGCCCCTGCTCCCCGCAATGGTCGTCTGTCCTCCAAGCCTGCCCCGGTTGCGGTCGAGGAGGAGGAAGAGGACGAGGACGAGGTCGAAGAGGACGAGGACGACGGCGACGACGACGAGGATGAGGACGAAGAGGAGGAGGAAGAGGACGAGACTCCCCCCACTCTCGGCAAGATTCGCGGCAAGGCCATCCCTGTCGTGGAGGAGGAGGACGAGGAGGAAGAGGAGCCGCTGGGCGACCTTCTCCATGCCCTCTGCACCATCGTCGAGGTCATCCGCGACAACGCTGATGACATTCTGGAGCGGCTCAAGGGCTAGTCCAGACAACAACGAACCCTGCGGGATGACGGCCCGCTGGTTGCGCTTCGGCGTGGCCAGCGGGCCGCTCCTTTTTGCAGGTCTTGACAAGGCGTGATGATTGATTCCGTACCCAATTTCTCAAGGAGATTCCAAGTGATCCGCAGGGTTAGCAGTGAGGGTGCCATCCTTTTCTGGAAGGCAGCAGCGATGGAGCGTCGTTATTTGCAGGAGGCTTTTGACAAGATCGGTGCGGGGCACATGGTGCCCAAGGTTGACCAGATGTTCAGCCTCAAGGAGTCGGCCAAGACTGTGTCTCATGCCATGGGGCTGGACGAGGACTTCAAGGTGACACTTACCCCGCTCCAAGCACAGCGGGATGCCATCGCCATCGAAGCCCGCCAGTTCAAGAAGGGTCTGCGTCGTAACGACATGCCCTTCCTGTTCTCCTTGGGCGTGACCAAGGCTGGCAACATCAAGATGCTGGACGTTGATGCGGTCAACTGTCCGGTGGCGGCGGCTAACCAAGCGGACTTCGTCGCTGCGGCACAGGCCGAGTACGAAGCTGCCACTGCCAACGTCGATGCTAACAAAGTGACCACGGCAGTAGTGGCACTCATCAAGAAGATGCGGGGTGTCTTGCTGCGTGATGGTGGTGGCGTTTACTTCGTCACCAAGGATCACCTTGCACCCTATGAGCAGATCGGAACGCTGCTCTCCAACCATGGGCCAGTGCTGTCCCATGTCGTGTTCCAGCCCGAGATGAACATGGGGCTGGTGCAACAGGTCAGTGAGTTCTTCGAGGAGCGACTGACCGCTCACTGTGCGGAGATGCAGGCCGAGGTCAAGGCTCTGTATTCGGCTGGTGCTGCCCCTCGTAAGAACGGGCAGGCTCGTCGTGTCCATGAGTTGATGGAAGCTGAGAAGCAACTCAAGACCATGGCCGGTTTCTTCGGCAAGCCTTTCAGCAAGTGCAAGTCTGCCATCCAGCAGACCCGTGCTGCCATCGGTGCAGAGGGCATCAAGATGGCGAAGTAGTGCTACCCCGAAGGGGTAGTGCGGTGAGCGGGGTGTCGGGCTGTTCCGGCACCCCGCTGAGTTTTACACATCCACATGAACAAAGGTACATAGACCCATGAATACGTTGACCTGTCTGAACATCTCCTACTTCATCGCATTGCAGTGCGGTGTGGCGAGCATCGCTTGGGGTGGCCCCGGCGAGGGCAAGAACGCCCTGCTCGAAGCTGTCGCCAAGGCTCTCGGCATGAAGTTCTATTGCTTCATCCCCAGCCAGCATGCCCCCGAGGACTTGGGTGGCCTGCCGCATGCCAACCTGTCCAAGAAGCTGGTCGAGATGCTGCCCATGGAGTTCATCATGGCACTGACTGAACCGAACTGGTTCTTCATGCTGGACGAACTGACCACTACTGCGTCGGCCATGAAGGCAGTGCTGCTCTCTGCTCTCAATGAGGGCAAGATCGGTAGCCTGACGTTCCATCCCACTACCATCCGGGCTGGTGCTGCTAACCCCCCGGAGTTCGCCCCGAACGGCAGTCCCCTTGAGCCGTCGCTGTTGAACCGCTGCTACCACCACAAGTGGGCACTGCCGTTCGACTCTTGGTATGCCGGTATGCAGAAGGGTGGTCAGTTCGAGGCCCCCACCAACATCCCGATTGTGGGTGACTACTCTGCGTTCGTGCCGAAGTGGACATGCCTGACTAGCAATCTGCTCAAGGCCCAGCCGTCGCTCCGCAAGGAGATGAAGCTGGCCGAAGATGCGTTCGGCTACTGCTCACTTCGCTCTTGGTACAACCTGTCGCTCTGCTTGGCAGGGGCCGACAAGGTGGGTGCCGAGGACGATGTCAAGATGGAGCTTGCCACCGGCATGGTTGGCGAGGGTGGTGCCACCGAACTGTCCCGGTATGTCGATGCCCTTGAGCTTTACGATCCAGACGAGGCTCTGGATGGCAAGGTTGTCATCGACATGACCGGCGACCGGGGTGACGTTCTCTCCTGCCTGCCCCCAGCCCTGCTCTCTGCTGCGGCACAGAACCCCACCGACAAGCGGCTCAACAAGCTGTCGGAGATTCTCGTGTCCATGGCCGAGAACGACTTGGCCGAGCTGTCCGTGCCGTCACTGGCACAGATCACAGAGCTGTTCCCCAGCTACGAGATTCCCATGTCCCTGCTTACCCGTTACTCCCGCATCGTTTCCCAACTGGAGGGTTGATACCCATGACTTCGATCATGCCAACAGGGCGCAAGCCCATCAGCGACATCCGCAAGAAGCTCTACGCTGCTCGCAAGGTCGCCGGTTCTATCTGCCCGTTCTTCTACAAGGTGCTTACCACCATGCCGGTGGTGATAACACCCGACGTACCAGTGATGGCCGTCGATAAGGTGGGCCGTCTGTATGTCAATGAGAACAACTGTGCGACACGCAGCAAGGAGGACTTGGCTGCCATCCTCATCCATGAGGTCTATCATCTCGCCCTTTCCCACGCCAAGCGGCGTGAGGATTGGGTGGGTGGTACTCCCACTGAGGATCAGCGCAAGGTCTGGAACATCGCTGCCGACTTGGCTGTCAATCAACTGCTGGCTCGGGATACCAAGCTCCCGGCAGATGCACTGACATTGGATAGCCAACTGCCAGAGTTCGATGCCCCATTCAAAGACCTTCCCATGGTACGGGGTGGACTGACAACGGAAACCTACGTTGGTCTGCTTGCCCCTCACTACCTCAAGAAGAAGAGGGACGACGAGGGTGAAGAGGGCGACGACAAGGGCGGCGAAGGTGGTGGCGATGACGGCAGGGGGCCGAACAACGACCCCGACATGGAGGGCAGTGCCTCTGACGGGGTGCAGAAGCCATGGGAAAAGCCGTTCAAGATGTCCGACTTGGCTCGGCAGCTTGACCAGTTGAAGGAGATTGAGAAGGCAGTCGATGCCGCCCCAGGTTCAGCCCCCGGTGCGCTCAAGGCTGCGGTATCTGCCCGACTACGGCCACAACCAGACCCATTCCGGCAGCTTCAAACGCTGGCCGCGAAGTCTGTTGCCAGCCCCATCGGTGCAGAGGAGCGAACCTCTGCCCGTCCTGCTCGTCACCCATGGCCGGGAGACATCCTCAAGCCGGGTGTTCGGAGAGTGTCGCCAGAGTGTGCCATCATCGTCGATACCTCTGGCTCCATGCAGTGCGGGGATAACACTGAGCGGGCACTTGTTGCACTGGCTGCGGGACTACGCAAAGTGCAGCGTCCCAAGGTGGTGTGCTTCGATGCCACTATCCAAGCTCGGAAGCGTATCCAAAGCCTCAAGCAGTTCAGTTGGGAGGGCGGCGGCGGCACCAACATGGGCACCGCTGTTACCCAAGTGGACAAGGAAGATCGTCCCGATGCCATCGTCGTCCTCACAGACGGCGAGACGCGCTGGTGCCCCAAGCCCCGAGCAAGGGTCATCATCGCACTTACCAAGGCATGCCCCGGCTATCCCACACCGGAGTGGGCCAAGGTTGTCCATCTCTACAAGCAGGGGGGTGGGTATGAATCCTGACGCAACCATCGCAGTAATTTTCGCACTTGTTGTATTCCACTTTTTTATCTTCGGAGGAAAATAATGAACATGGTGAAGGTCAGAGCTGACCAGACCTACTCGACTGCCAAGTGCCGGGAACTGCTAGGTGCAGTTCCCGGCGAGGGGGCCATCGACGCACCGCTCAATGACAATCTCATTGTCGGACTCGTCCAGACTGCGGCCCACTATGACTACGTCGATGACGATGACGACAGGTTCCCGCGTTGTCTGCGACGACTGTGCGCCACACTGTGGGGCTTGAACGGCGACTTGCACTGGCACCACTACCGCTACCACCGGCCTGTCAACTTCCTGCTACGGGTGATGAGCCTGCTGGACATGAAGCGGAACACCAGCGGAACGGCTGGCATCTACCATGCCCGTCGTTCTTTCCATGGCCATCTGGTTACGGAGTTTGCGGAGTGTGCGCAGTCGCTTAACAGTGTCGTGGACTGTTCGATGTTCCAGAAAAGCACTTGGTATACGGTGGACTTCAAGAACCTAATGAAGTTCGCCAAGGCTGGTCTGGTACGCAAGGTCAAGGCGTCCGAGGCCCATGCGGTGCTGGAGTCTGTGGCTAACCACTTGAATCCAGCGTTCTCACTTGACCCCAGCGACACCATGGCACTGCCTACCCTGCACTGCAACACCAGCCGGGGTGGCCACCGGGAGGTCGAGTACGCTGACTGCATGGCTTGGGCGCAGCTCACTACTGCAATCAAGATGCTGCCGCAGTACCCGCACCAACTGCTGACCGGCACTAGGCTCGGCATGCTGCGTGATAACTACGCAAGGCTGCATGCCCAGCGGGTTCGCTATGCGACCTGGGTGTTTGCCCAGCCCTGTAACTTTCAAGAGTGCATGGCTCTGTGGGATGCGATTGTGTTCCGCAGGCTCCGGCTCCATGGCTACGACTCTCTGAGTCTTGTGGCTTCGCCCCCATGGTGGGACGAGTCCTACAAGATCATCAGGGAGCAGTTCCTCAAGCCGCCAGTTGATTTCAAGAACGATTCCCTGTGACAGTTAGTTTCCCTACCCATCGAAGCAGAAAGGCTTTGACAATGAAGTTCGTAGTGTTCAAAGAAGTTGATGTGTCTGAGTTGCCCGCCATCACTCCACTGTTGCGGCAAGGGTTCGAGCTGTCTGCCAGCATGCCCAAGGCAGCAGCACCCAGCCGTCGTGGCCATGCCTACGTGGTCGATGTCAGGCCGAACCGCCATGTCACGGCCAAGGTAGAGAAGGCTCCCAAGCGGCGGCGCGGATACCGTCAGGTGTCATGGTCGGACGATATGCTCATCGCCGCCCTGCAACTGCGGGCCACTGGCATCAAGTGGCGAATCATCGCCCGTCGCTTGAAGCTCAAGTGTACGGCGAGTGCCCTGTCGCAAGCCTGCCACAAGCGGATGCCCGACAAGACGGCCAAGGCCAACGATGCGGCCACGGCTGCAAAGGCGGGTGCATGAAGGCTAAACCCCGGCGGCGGGGCAGGGCAGCTATGCCCGCCCCGCCCAAGGGGCTTACGCCCCGTGAATACCAGCTACTTGTTCTTGTAGCTAGATCAATAGACAAGACGGGGGTTCAGCCGTCCTACCGGCAGCTTGCCCAGCGTCTCGGCTATACGAGTCTCAACTTCATCTCGCAAATGGTGAAGAACCTAGTGCGAAAACGGGAGGTCACACAGTGTGGTGCCCGTGGTCTGTCTTACAACTGGCGGGCTTATCTGCCTGCCCAAACCAACAACAACGAAGAGGAACAACATGGTTCGTAGATCAACGCCGAAAGAACAACGCTCTAAGAAGAGCAAGAACCCCGTGAACAAGAACGTCGTGAAGATGCAGGACGTTGTGAAGGAAGTCCGACTGAGCAGAGAGGAGGCTATCTGCGTGGTCAATCTGGTAACGATTGGCACCAAGCTGGCCCCCTGTGATCCGCCGGATGATGCGGTCGAACACTTGGAGGCTGCGATGAACCGCATCCTCAACACCTTCGGCCTCGTCTTGTGCGACTGCTGCGACCTCGTCCGCGAATCCCATCACCAACCGGAGGACAACTGACCATGGCTACCAACCGCAAGCCCCGCAATGGGCTGATGTTCCACACCCTGCGGACTGAGCAGCTCCTCTCCGATCTACGCGCAGCGATAGCACCGTTTCGCCAACTGAGTCCGAAGATTGTGATGGCACTCGGCCCCACCGGGGAGCGTACCCCCGAGCAGTTCGAGGCTGCGGAGGACTGCCTCAAGAAAGCCTACTGCATGCTGGTTGATGTGCAGTGGTTCCTGTCGGAGTACGACGATCCCGACACCCTAGCCGATGAACTGGACGATGGCAAAGAGGACGATACCACCACCCCTAACCCCGAAGAGGACGAAGATGAGTGCGAGTGAGAAGAAGGTTTACAAGGTGAAGTTCGATGTCGAACGCACCTATACCGTCGAGGTCAATTTCGAGGCACCCGACCAAGAGACTGCCGACCAGATGGCCTGCGACATGCGGGACAACCCTGACGAGTTGTTGGATGAACTGATCGACGATGGCCCTTTCGGCAGCTACGACGTTGGAGAAGCCGACACCTGGGCCTCGCCACAGGAGCATGACTACACGCCTGTGATCGACCGCAAGGTGGCCTCTTGGTGTGAGACTTGGGAGGAGCAGCAGGCCGAGGACGAGGATGAGGACGAAGAGGAAGAGGATGAGGAGGAGGTGGCCAGTGAGTGACCACACACCGGGGCCATGGGCAATCGCAGGGGACTCCGACGATGACAGTGTGGTGGGCGTGATCGCTGCTGACTACCGCGAAATCTGCCGCACCTCTTGTTCGCTTGACGATGCTGGCAACTATGCCGCCACTGACGAGGATCGGGCTAATTGCAGGCTCATAGCGGCAGCACCCGATCTGCTGCTGGCCTTGAAGTCTGCTATGCGTCACGGCGGGATGCCGGAATGTTTCTGCGACAAGGATGACCCGACCTACCAGTGCAACGGCTGTTTTGCTAGGGCCGCTATTGCCAAGGCAGAAGGGAGGGTGGAATGAAACACTTCCTCATCACCTTCTGGCTGGAAGAAAGCCGACTGCGGGGTACCTGCGGCGGCTTGGGTAACTGGGCTGGCGCACACCAGATGCTAGTGCGCGCTAAGAATATGCGGGAGGCGTTTCGGAAATACGCACACCCACAAGACGATTGCTACAAGGTTGAGATTGTTCCTATTCACTACACAAGGGGGATCAAGTGATGGCCAGTAGTTTCAAAGATCGCATGACACAGATAATGCCATGCTCAATCTGTTATCACCCCATGAGTATCGAACGTAGTCACAATGCCCAGCCAATCAACGACGGTCGATGCTGCGACACTTGCAACACCATCCGGGTTATCCCCGCTAGGATTGCTGCCCTGTTCGACCTTGAGCAGAAACGGGAGGACAAAGATGGCGTGGCATGACGCGGCTCTTGTCGGGATACTCAACGACGTAATCGAAACGGACTGTGCCTACAAGCTACCCAAGACTGCGGGTGCTGTGGCTCACCAGTTCCTTGTCACACAGAGGGCTACGCCCCTGCATATCTCTGCGTCCATAGAGAGTAGGCAGGCCGTGGCCAATGAGACTGACCGCGAACCGGACAGTCCATTCAGCATCTTGTGCCATGAGGTCAGGCTGTCCCTTGAGGACATTCACTTGGACGAGCATGAGGGGGATCACTTCTTTGTCGAGAGGTCTACGGCCACTGCCATTATGAGCATGCTGCTAGACCCCAAGTGGGAGATCGAAGTGTTCTCTAGGATCAATGACACTAGGGAGGATTGTGATGGCGAAGATGATGACTGACGAGGATCGCACCCCTGTCTGCTATGGGTATGGGCGTCATTCCACTGCCAAGCAGGAGCTATCCCGCGAGGTGCAGGAACACCGATGCTACGACTACTGGACGCGGAACCTTGCACCCAAGGGAGTGGAGTGGGGCGGGTGGTACTACGACAAGGCTCAGTCTGGCAAGAAGCCTTTCACTGAGCGGGAGTATGGGCGTCAGGTCTACGCTCTGGCCCAGCCGGGAGATCATGTCATCTGTTCCAAACTTGACAGGGCGTTCCGCTCTCTCAAGGACGGCATAGACACCATGGAAATGTTCGCCGCACGGGGTGTGGTGTTTCACTCCATGGACTTGCAGATCGACACCAGCACACCGCTGGGGAAGTTCTTCAAGCAGATACTCCTAGCTGTGGCAGAGCTGGAGAGGGAGTTCATTCGGGAGCGTACCCGAGAGGCTATCGAACTACGCAAGAGTCAGGGCAGGCCCTACTCCCATGGCTGTCCGGTTGGCTGGAAGAAGAAGGGCGAGCGGCCCCACCAGTATTACCGGATAGACCCAGCGGAGCGGCAGCTTGTGTCCTGCATGTCCTCACTGCGGCAGTGCGGTGCCAGCTATGACGAGATCGCCCTCTGGACTTTCCACCAGAAGGAGATCGAAACCAAACGGCACTTCCCCACCCGCACCCAGGTCAAGTGGGCGATACTGGCAGAGCAAGCGGGGTATCCCAAGATACCCAACTACAAGCTCTTCATCCGTGGCGTGAAGTCAGGGGAGATTGTCCTCGGCAGCACGTAGTCTCTCAACGGCCTCGACCACCCGCTTGGCTACGGTGCGGGGGTCGAGGCGTTGCTCTAGCCCTAGCTGTTCGAGTGTGACTTGCTCTATGAGCCTGTCCTCAAGCAGGGTTTTGTCGTAGGCCGACAACATTCGCAGGGCCTTGAGTGCCCGCATCTCCTGCCTACTCCGGTGCTGGTTGTGGTTGGGTTCGAGCAGCGACTCCACCGCTATGTACCGCCCGTCCAACTTCTGTTGTTTCAGCACTGCCCGTATGAGGGCATGGCGTATGGCGATACTGAAATAGGTAGACGGCTTGGACTTCTCTGCGTCGTAGGTCGCAGCCGCTAGACACACGGCATACATGGCCGTGCTTGTTAGGTCTACCCTTCTTGCTGTGCTGCGTAGGTCAGCATTGACCTTGAGAAAGTGCGCAATGGTCGGGGCGCAATACTTGATTGCACTCTCTGCGACTAGCTGCTGCTCGGCTGTGAGCCGCGTCATCTGCCGTTGTCTTTGGTGACACTGATAAGCTCATCAAGTTTGCGACCTATCCCCTCAAGCCTCGACGTATGTTCCCCTTGCCCGTCAACAATCTTGTTGACCACCTCGAAGTGGGCATTGAGTAGGGGCTGGACGATGTCGTTCCTAGCCCACCACAAGAGCAGCAGTAGCAGCACAATCGGGACGCCAAAGCGTTCCGCAATCCGCAGCAGGAAGTCTGGCCCAACTACCTTGACGGTGTCGGTGGTACTGGTGTCGGGCATTTGCTCCCCGGCGGACAGGGTTTCTGCTGCTGCGTGGATTGCTGCTGCGCCATTCTGCGATGCCGCCGCGTGGATACTGTGGCCACTCCCGCATCGACTGCCATTTGGACTTGCCATGTTGCTACCAGAAGGGCTACGGAAACAAAGAACTTGAACATCAGACGATTCCTCCTAGCCCCCAATCGGGCAACTTCTTCCCCTTCCACCCCTCACCAGTACCGATAGCAACGAAGTATCGGTTGTATGCGTCGAGCCACCGCGTCCAGAAAGCACCGGACGGAATCTTGTGGCTAGTCCCGTGGACGATGTCAGTCCCGGTCAGGTACGGCCCCCATGAATTGCACAGCAAGATCAGCCCGCAGCCGTACTTCTTGCGCGTCTCGGGCCGGTCATCTGCCGCTATGGCTGAGATGGCATGGGCCCAGCTCTTGTTGCTCCTCTTGCACACGCCCCAATCGTCGCGCTCACTGACCCATGCTTCGCTACCGCAAGTGCTAACGGCGTAACCATTCGCCAGCATGTCGCGGACTTCTTCCCATGAGTGGCAAGTCGTAGCGTTCTGGCACACATACTGGCCGGTCATGTGCTGAACGTCGGCGGGCGGCGATACCCTGCCCCACTCCCCGGCGGTCTGCGGGTTGTATTCGGTTAGGTCTAGCCGTATGTCAGGGTACTTCTGCCGCAGCACTAGGCCCGACTTCGTGATCGCTACCTCTGCCGCAGCGGCGCAGCTCCATCCGTCCCCGTCATAGCCCCGATACCAGTAGAAGGCTTCGGTACTCAGGCAACTAGATTGGATGGCGATTGGCGAAAGAGCCGGGGCGACGAAGCGTTCGTCGTTCTCGCCGTACAGAAGGGCCGCGCAATAGGACACAAGTGCGGTCGTGCGAGTTGAGAAACTCACGCAATCTCCGCGAAGCTGGGGAACTCCCGGCAGACAGCCGGGGTAAAGGGTCGTAGCTGCAAGGTAGGGCAGAGACAGCTTGCCCTCGCCCGTGTTCTCTAGCCCGTACTCCTTGATGGCCTGCCTAGCCAGATGGCTCTGGCCCTTGGCCCGAATAGTGTGGGCCAGTGAGAGGGATGCCGCCGGATCAACATACGCCCCGACCAGCCCCTTCTCGTACTCCGAGAGGGCGTCTTGGGGGACATTGAAAAAGGCCGTGTGGCGATCCATCACTTGATCGTCCCCGCTATTTCGTTGAGTACGGCAACAGCGTCATGCCGGATGGGCGGGGACACGGCGGCGTCGTCACTGCCCAGCCGCTTCTGGACGGCCCCCTCAAGGGCTTCTCGCAAGCCGGGGTACTTGCCGGGGGGATTGTTCAGCACGCCCTTCCAGACGCACAGGAGGGCCGCTCTGTAGGCTTGCCGGATGGCCAGCACCGTATCGAACACCGGCTCCTCTGCGGGGTCAGCGTCGATACTACGGGCGAGAATCTGGTGCGCTTCCCGCAGGGCAGTCTTATCCTGCGTGGTCATTGTCTTGACCAGATCGACAAGCTCCGCGACCTGGGGCACTGACGGGGTAGGCGTCACCGGGGTGGGCTTGGCGTCACCTTGGTGCCGGTACGCGAGGTAGCCCACGGCGAGGCCAGCACACAGGATGAGCCGGTAGATGGGGTGTAGGGTGGGCATCACTTCTTCCCCTGTGCTGGCTTGTCATCGGTGCCCCCGAGAATCTGCCACATGAGGTCGCGGGTCAGCGACACGGCCTCGGCATCTTCCTTCTCGTCCAGCTCATTGAGTAGCTGGATAAGGGTGTTAGTCCAGTGGGTCTGCCACGTAGTGTGACTATCCACCACCGGGGCGGCGGGCACCGGGACTACTGCGGGAGTTGACTTCCGCAGATGCGACATGGCATACGGCAGGATCGCAAACAGCGACAGGCCGCTAAGAACAAGAAGGTCGATGACGCTCGGCATACTGTTGCTGCTCCGCTAGTCCCAGGAATAGTGAGTGCAGATAGTCTACTAGCGCACCCCCCTCGGCGGTTAGCAGAGTTTTTGTCAGCATGGCGACAACTTGGTCGTCCATCTTGACGGGCGTCTGGATTGCCGCGTATTGCAGCAGGGCCATAACAGCCGCCACCCGATCCCGCCCCGGCTTCGCCGCTGTTATCGCCGTGAGCAAAGCGATAGCGGGTGCCCACTGAACCAGCATCTTGATCTTGTCGGGCAGGCTCGTCTGAGCCATCTGGTTCATCTGGTCGGTGTAGACATCGGACATGAGAGGGACTCCTTGGGGGCTACCTTCTTTATGTCCGGTCGCCCCAATCCCTCGGCATATATTTTTATCTGCTTACGTGCCCGCTCTGCGTCTACATCCAGATGCTCACACGCCTGCTCGAACGTCACTAGGCCGACGCCCCCTTGAATCCAGCCCTGTGCCGCCCGCTTCTCAGCCACCGCGTCCATGCGGGGCTGGGTTTTCCGGCCCAAAGCTGTGCATGTGCGGAACACCATGAGGGTGCAGATAGCCCGCATCCCGCCCTCCAGCTCGGCCTTGCACAGGGGTTCGAGGTCGGCCTCAATCACCCGCTCAAGAGTGTCCATTCTCTCGTCGCCTCCGTTGGATTTCCCTATCCAGATACCAGCGGGCTTTCTCCAAATCCTCCAGCCCGTTCTTGTGGTCGGCCCGCCATACGTATTTGATTACGTTACCCAAATTGAAACTGAAATGCTCAGTAATTTGGATCGCTTCCACCCCCGATGGGTGCTGCCGATAGTGGTTCGGCGTCACTGGGTTTGAGGGGAGGGGCAGGGGGTCGGAACCAGTGGTTTCCGGTGGCTCCTGTGCAGATGACTTCGGACAGGGCTTGTGCCACCAATTCTCGCATGACATTTTTACACCTATTGCAACAGTTGCCTTGACAGACTTGGTCAGGATGGTTCTTCGCCGCGCCACTTGGCTTGGATGTAGCCATATATGCTCCAGAAAAGGGCGTCGTGATCGTTGATTATGGGCAGCGGGCAGTCGTGCCGTAGGACATGGGCGAACTCTTCGATGAGGGTGTCATCCATGACGGCCTTTGTTGCCCTGGCTATCCGTATAAGTGCCCGCCCATCCCCGATGTAGCAGATGCCATGGCACCCCGGCAGGGTATCCACGACACGCACTACCACCGGGGTGCGGGGCTTAAAGTGTTTTCGCAGCCACCGTATCGTCCGCTTGATTTCCGCTGGTGTAGGCACAGTTCACCGCCGCGTCGTAGGAGTGGGCGAGTCGGGGTAGGTCTTGAAGCCGGATCGTCAGCAACCAATCGGGACTGCGGTTGATCCTGTGTAGGACTACTGGGCATTTGCGGTCGGCCTGCTCTACCGCCAGAGCCATGGCGTTATTGATATTCAGCCGCTCAACTCTTTTGATTTCGTAGAACAGGTCGGGGGTCTGGTCAACGTAGATGTCAGCACTCGCGCCGCCCTTGGCCCATCCCGAGAACTGTTGTGTGCGCCTGCCGCTCCAACCGAATAGTTCTTTGAGTATGCGGACAATTTCAAGTTCGCCTGTCTTGCCCTTCTGGCGTGAATTTATGGCCATGGTATTCCACCGTTACGGCGGCGATCCTCTAGGTAGGCGTCGGGAATCGGGCAGATGTCATACGGCAGAGCCTTTCGGCCCCGGAGCGCAGCCAGACCGGCTTCGTCCACGGCACCGTCTGCCTCCAGCTTGGCGGCCAGAACAGCCCCCTTGGGTATCTCGCCGTAGCCATCCGGCAGCTTGTTGTGGACGGCATGGTGGCAGCGACAGCACAGACAAACGTAATTGATCTCAGCATCCTTGCGGCCCGAGCCGCCGACGATGTGGTGCAACTCCATCCACCTACCCCGCCGCTGGGCAGGCCAGTGACACACGGCACAGCAGTCGTGTAGCAGCATGTATTCACCGGGGGTCATCTCCTCTTGCTGTTGCGTCTGCACTCCATTCGCTCCTAATCCAGCCGTCCTCGACTCTCTTGAATAGCCGAACGTCAGCTACTCCAAGGCGTGTGGCTATACGGGCTGTCTCGGGCGCGAACACGCACAGGCTTTCTGGACACCCTCTGTCCAGAAACAGCGCAGTGGTCAGGGCAGTCGCTAGATACCGGCCTCTTTTCTCCGGTGCGACGAACTGTTGGAGGCAGAGCTGGCCGTCCCACATGGTCAATGCGGCCCACCCCCACGGCTCCAACCCGCCCTCCTCGTCGAGGACATACGCTACCGCGATGTGCATGGAAAAAGCGGCGGGGGGCAGCCTTTGCTGGTTGGCAACGCTGCGGAAAAGCTCTTGCATTTCGCTGCCATGCTTGCACAAGCGGGCCAAATCGAAGGCCATGGGCAGCAGGCTTCGGGGTGGTGAATCAAAGCACTGAATGTGCAGCATCAGTGAAGCTCCAACTCGGGGTGCAGCTTGAACTCGCCGCAGATAATCTGCTCACCCACCACCGGGAACTCGGCGTTCAGCAGCTTGGGGTAGAAAAACTGTGGTGGGTAGCGGGTACACCTACCAATCTCTCCCGGCTTGTGGTCGCCGGATACTTCGAGGTCGTCGGGATCAGCCTGTGGGTCTATGGGCACATAGAAGCGGCAGTTGCCGCAGCAGGCCGGGGGTTCGTCGGGGATCACTGACATAGGGCTTGCCTCACTCCTTGCGGCGTCAGCGAAACCCACTGACAGTGTTCGACCGGGCACTCGTAGTTCACGCACTGTCGCCCCTCTGTGCTGTCTGTCACCGTCCGCATCTTCCAGTGGCACTTGGTGCTGGGCTTAATAACTGCGGCGTACCGCATATCGCTAGACACAATCCAGTAGGAGTGGAACCACTTGATGTGGGCTAGTTGTTCTGCCCATGTGAATTGCTCCCACATACCCTCTGTGACATGCGGCTGGCGCAGCTTGTAGACCTCGTCAATCAACACTGTCTTGAACGGAAAGTCGGCGGCACTTGTGAACTTGAGCCGCCGTTGTTTGCACTCAACCCGCCCAACGAACGTCATGTCGCCGTCGTCTTGGAACCCAATCACCGCACCCCCTTCGTCAACCACCGGCTTCTTGGGCCGTAACTCATGGTTGAGAGGGGACAGCAGGGTGTAGAGCAGACGCTCCACGGCCTCGGCTTGGCGCAGGTTCTCCTTGAAAACGGCGTCGGGCTTCAACGCTTGCCCCCCTTGAGGAACGGATCGTCGATCTCGTCCTCGACCTGACGGTTGCCCCACTTGGCCCAGCCGTTATTGGAGAGCCAGTTGCCGTCCTTGTCCTTGCGGCGGGGGAACAGCTTGCCGTCCTTCCGCTGGCCCAACCCGAGGACGCTGCCGCAGTCCTGGCACTTGATCTCGCGGTACGTGTTACCGTCGTAGTCGCGCGTGACGAGGGCCGTGCGCTCGGAGTCACAGGCCCCGCAGCGGGAGTGACCGAACACTTCGATGGCCGAAGCGATCTCATCGAACACGGCCTTGGCGTCTGCCCCCTCGACGGTCAGTTCGCAGTTGGCCAGCTTGTACGTTACTTGCATTGTCCTGTCCTGTAAAAAGGGTAAATCTCGGGATACATCTATGTTCTAAAACCTTGTCAAGAGCTACCAGCCGGATTGTTATTCACATAGTCACAGCGATACGGTGGGGCTAGACCCCTTCCGTTCTGAGAAGGCCCGAAGCCTCTCGTCGTCCCGTATTGGGAAGCTCGCCCAGCCTTATCTGGCCTAGTTCAACACCACCGGGACGTAGGGGCATCACCGATCTGAGTACGGTTCCGTTGCCCGGTATTTCGTGCTGGGTCTACTACCTTGTGCGGACTAGCCGCTCCTGCGTAGGCAGGCGTTTCTTTAGGCTCGCGCTTTTGGTTAGCAGTAGGCGGGTGCTGCGAGGAAATGAACCGCCGTTATCAACCTGTGTATTGTGTTACCGGGGGCGGCGACCGACCTCCTTTTCGATGGCCTCTCGCAGCCCCTTGGACAGGCTGGCTTCGCGGAGTGCCCACTGGAGATAGTCAACCGGCACTTGGGTCAGTGGCTTGCCCCTGTGACGCTTGCCGAATGGCATGTATGAGTAGTTCTTGGGCTTGCTGACAGCCTCGGCGGGGGCGTGAGGGTCGCGCTCGTATAGCCGCAGCTTGGCTCGGGCCGTGAGGCTGGCCCGCTTATCTGCCGTCAGGGCGTCCAGAGCGGCCTGCTCTGCCGCCATACGGGCCTTCTCCTCCTCCACGACGGCATCGACCTCTTCGGTCGTTCTAGGTGCCCTCTCGGCCTGCTTGCGGGTTCTCTTCATCAAGTCGCCGTCTACGTCGGGACGCAGGACAACAAGGGATGTGCAGAGGTCGTTGCGACGGGAGGTGTCGGTAATGTCATAGACCTCGAAATATGGCTTGGCAGACGCAGCGATGGCCGCTCGGCGTAGCTCGGGGGTGGCCAGCCCGTCCACCGTCCCCGACAGCGCGCGTGTCCCGCGACCGAACATCTGGATATAGGTGGAGCTTGATGATGTTGGTCTGGCAATAAAGAGTTTGCGGACATTCGGGCAGTCCCACCCAAGGGTCAGGCACCCGACGTTGATGATGATGTGGTTGTCGCCATTCTCAAACAGATAAAGGTTGTACGACCGCTCTTCTGCCTCCATGTTGGAGTGAACGATGGATGCCAAAACGCCCCGTCTGTGCAACAACTCCTGTATCAACTCAGCCTGCTTGATGCTGGCGGCAAACACCACCGAAGGCTGGTTGTCGTGGTGCTGGTAGATCATCTCTGCGATGCCCTGCACAGTCTTTTCCCGCTGCATGATGGCCGCGAGCTTGGCCGGATCGAAGTCGCCAAATGCGTTCTTGAAGGCCGACAGGTCGAGGCTTTCAATGACGGTCAGCCAGACCTTCGCGGGCACCAGCCAGCCGTCATCCACGGCCTGCCGATAGTGGTACTCATACGCCACCGGCCCGTAGAACGATGTGAGCGGGTCGCCCTTTGTTCTGTTGGGGCTGGCGGTAAGGCCGACGAGCTTGGCCCCCGACTCAACGAACTGTTGCAGCATGGCGAGGCTGCGCTTGGAGAAGTTCAAGTGAACCTCGTCCACGACCACCAGCTTCGTGACCCCCAGGTACTTTTGATACCGGCCCCGTGAGAGCAGGGAGTTGTAGCAAGCGACGGTTACAGTTGCGCCCGATTTGTTGGTGCCCTGTTCCACCCCGCACGGCACCCCCCTAGACCGTAGCCGCGCTGCTGTTTGCGAGGTTAGGTCTTTGAGGGGGCTTATCACCAAGGCCCCATCGGTGAGGCCGTCCATTGTGTCAATGAGTGAACAGATAATCTCCGTCTTGCCCACGCCAGTGGCAGCGATCACCAGACACGCCCGAGCATCGCTCAAGGTCGTGACTACGCGAACGACAGCCTGCCGCTGGTATGGTCGCAGCGTTAGCAGGGGAGAATGTGACCCCGCCGACTGCATCTCGGGAAACAGCAATTCACTCATGCCGCCAACTCCTCCCTAAGTTCCGCGATCCATCGCTGGCCGATCCCCGGCCACAATCAACCCGAGCTACTACCTGTGCCGCCCGATCCAGCGGGCCTCTTCAACCTGTGGACTCCAGCTTTTTCTGAACCTTTCGGTTCCTGCCCTTATTTCCTCGGGGCTTGGGTCGGCTTCCTCCCGCCCCGTCAGGCCCGCTTGCCGGAACTCCGACAGGAGGCCCTGCGTCGTGTAGCCGTTCTCCTTCGCTACGTGGCTGATCTTCCGGTGCTGGCAGGCTTCCCATAACAGGTACAAGTCGTTCACTTATCTCTCCTCTCAGGATTTGGCACTCTGCTACTAATTTGCGTATGTCGGTTTTGAGATTGAGCATCGCGTCCATGACGAGGCCGAACATTTCCTCGTCGTAGAACACTGTCTGATGGGGGCTGGAAGCGATCCTGTGTGCAGCCTCGGCAGCGATAAGAACTCTCTGGCGAAGCTGGATGTATTCAGCGGCATCAATCATTCGGGGTTCCTCTCCTTGTGGATGGCTTCACAGCGGTCTTTGCCCAACCGTTCGAGGGCACCAAGCCCGTTGGGGTTCATGTCCCCGGCGGCGATCTTGTCGCGCACGCGGGCGAGCAGCTTGTTGACGCGGGCCTCTGTCGTGGCCGTAGAGATGGCATCGACGGCGAGTTGCTGCTGGACAAGCCAATCGGCGTTGGTGGCGGCAGGGGCTTCGCCGTCATCGCCGGGGCTAGGCGGCAGCGACTCACCCTCGGCTTCGGCGGTCAAGTTGAGGAGCAGGGCGTAGTGCGTCCTCCTCCACCAGCCGATGTCGGCCAGCGTCCTGCGGATGTCACCCAAGTTGCTGATGCCCACAGTGCTAGACATCCACTGGTCGGACGGGCCATGCGATAGTGTGGCGGTCAGGTGGATAACGCCGTCGATGGGCATTGTCTCGCCGGTAACAACCAGCCCGACCTCGGCACACTGCGTCTTGGTGGACTTGTGCAGCGATGGCAGGCTGGCATACCGCCCAAACTCGCCATCTGTGTCCCGCTCAATGGGCAGGAACGCCAATGTTGCTTGGGCCAGTGCCGTAATTAGTTCGCCGGTACGGTCAGACTTCTCCCGGTAAAGGAAGATTTTGCGGGCTGGTCGAATACCTATTTCCATAACTAGCTCTCCTTGAAGAAACGGGGACAGGGAAGTTCTTGGATTTGCCCGTAGTCGTTGGGCAACCAGTGGTCGAAGTCGATGCGCGTCTCAAGCTCGTCGAGGAGCCGCAGACAGCGGGCCTTCCCTCTGGCAGTCACAGAGGGCGGCAGCGTTACCACAGAGCAGTGGTACGGGTACGTTGTGGAAGTGGCTATGAAAACAAGCGGGTGGTAGTCCCAGCCACATGCCACCATGGCCGACTCATACATGGCCGCTTGCATGTCGTAGCGGTACTGCTTGACGCTCTGCCAAAAAGATTCCAACGGCTTCTGGTCGCGGGTGGTTTTTAAGTCCCACCAGCACTCGTCAGTTGCGCCGTCAAATCGGCACCGGACGAGGTGGCCGTTCCACTTCCATCTGACGTTTGCTTCCTTAATGACCGCAGAGGCGATCAACTTTTTTGCCGCAGGGTTGGCGAGTATCTGCCGCGTCTGTGCGCGGAGCTTGTGACCGTCAGCGGGGCACAGCGGGATCACCTCTGGTGGAAGCTCTCGCGCCCACGCATCGGTCGCCTTGCCCCACGCGCCAGTTGAGGTCGCGCAACTGTCTGGACAAATCTGAGCGCGTGCCCAAAAGTCCTTGTCGCCAACCTCGCCCCACAAATGCAAAAGCGTTCCGTAGGCCAAAGCCTCGCCAGAACGGGGGGGGGCTATACGGGCGACTTTGCGCTCGTAGTATGCAACTGGAGATTCGTCCAGCAACTTCAAGTCAGAGCAAGATGGCTCTGGCCAAGAGTGGTACTGGATCGACGGTTCCGCTGTCAGCGAAACGAAGTTTTTCTGACGACCGAAAGAGCGGGCGAAGGGACTCGAACCCTCGACATCCAGCTTGGGAAGCTGATTGCTGGCTGGGCGAATCTCCCCCTCAGAAGGGCGTACTCCGTTGGAGTAATCCACTTTTTGGGGGCAAGGAATTTTCTTTTGAGGGGTCGCCCCCCCGGAGTCCGAAACTATGTTCGTAAGCCCATTTTCTTCGCTAGACACAACCCCATCCTCCATGACAATCGTTGAGTTGGCCGCTTCATACGCGGCAGAAAATTCAGCTAGTGACGGCTACCGCGCAAATCTCCTTCGGACAGCGCGGAAGTTTGGAGTCTACGGATTGCTCCGAGTTCGTCAACTGTGCGCGGAAGCCGTCAATAATGCCCTCGCAGAGATGAAATGCACCCCTGCAACGCGGCACAACATACGCCGCGAAATCCTCACTCTCTGGCGTTGGGCGTTCGACCGCGACCTGTCCAGCAACCCCCCGCTGCGGCTGCACCGGATTAAGGTCAGGGCGCGACCTGTGGAGGCGTGGAGCATGCAAACGCTAGAGAAAATTCTTGCCCTGGCTGGCCAAGATGAGACACCTGTGAGCCTGCGGGTGCCTCAAGTTACGCGGAGCATGATCCTGCCAGCTTGGATTGGCGTGGCTTTTGATACTGGGTTGCGGTTTGCCGACGTTCACGGCCTGACGATTAGGTCGTTCCGCAACGACTGCGTGGCCGTCACGGCGGGCAAGACCGGCAAGACGACGATTCGCCGCATATCAGAGGACACAGCCGACGAAGTGGGGCGGCTATTCACCTACTCGACGGATGGGACGCTATTCAAATGGGCAGTCCCACGGCGGCGGGCGTTCGTGATGTGGCAGCGGTTTTTAGCAGAACACAAGATTAGCGGCTCGTCGAAGTTTCTGCGGCGTAGCTGTGCAACCTATGTCCACAAGAAGTCGCCGGGGCAGGCCAGCGACTACCTCTCGCACAGTGATCCAAAGCTCGTCTGGAAACACTACCTCGACCAGACGTTGCTCGACATGCCCGAGGGGCCGCAGCCTATTCGCAGGGCCAAGTGATTAGCAGTCCCACGCCCGCAGGCTCTTGTTAATGCGAGAGTCGGGGTCGGCGGCAGTCTCCTTGCTGGTTAATTTGCGCTTCATGCCTTCCATCCTTGCGCAAAAAGACTTCTTCCTCGGCCCGCCCTCGGGCTGCGGAGCTTTGAGATTGCCGCCGGTTTCCCGGTTGTAGGCCGCACGGCCCTTGGCGTTCAACCCGCCCTCGGGGTCTTTGCCCTCGGCCCGTTGCCATGCCCCGGTGCGGTACTTTCGGATGATGTCGCTCACTTCTTCCTCGCGGTCT